AGCGAACAATATTCGTAATTTTGGTATTCTAACCTCCGGGCTGGAGGGGTTAGCTCAGGAATGCTTGTCAGAAGTAATTGGCATCGACTGAGAAGCCCCTGCCTTTAGGCAGGGGTAGGTCACACTCGCATTCCTTCATTGCAAACCTCCTCCTTCAGCCATTTCCACAACCTTTGTGTTTGACTGCATATCCATGCTGTTATTTTGTAACGGTGTTCGTGGTGGACAAAATCAGAGCATGACCAGCACAAACGCAACTTACGCTTTTTCATCTTCAGCCTCCAGCCATTCAATCGCCTTCTGTAACAGGTCGTCGGGATGCAATACATAATCAACGAGGATTGTATCTAAATGACTGCCATGTTTAGATAGTCCGCCTACTTCTACAATAAAATCTTCAAGCCCCTCTCCGCAAAACTCTTTCATTCGTGTTAAGATATTTGCGGCGTTGTCGTAGGTCGGACGATTAGAAACATAATCCATAGGAATAGGTTGTTTGCATTTAACACAAGTAAGACAATGTGTGCCTTTTCCTCCTACCCACATTACAGGTTCTTTGCTCCAATCTCTTTCATGCCAGCACCCGCCTGTCAGTTCGTGGAATCTCTGTGCGTCTGATTTAGTCATTTCTTGACCTCCATTGTGAGTGTTTTTCTTAAATTTATCAGAGTTTTTTTTAATTTATCAGTCATGGCTTGCCTCCATCAGATTCTTATAATAATTGATTACCGCTTCTGCCGCTTTCAGATTTTCCTCCAGCTCGTCAATCTTGTCCAGCACCGCCCAATCGAATTTTACCTTATCGTCAGCTTTAACATGGCAGGCAATTTTGAGACGCCTCTCCAGTTCTGCAATCCGCTTGTCCTTCTCTGCAAAGGCTTGCAGGATAGCTTGCCGGGATTTTTCCACGGAATCCATGTCAAAGCTCCCCTGCATTAATCTGATATTGTCTCTTTCAAAATCGCCCAACAGTTCTTTAATCTCTTTCATAATTCCCCTATCTGACGTGGCAGGATTTGATACCTGCACGAAACACAGCACGTTGCTCGGCATTATCCGTAAGCCAGTTTCTACGAATAGCGTCTATACTCTTCCGCCACACGTCCATAGTTTATTCTTCACACTCAAACTCATTTTTCTTTTACAACCGGACAGTCTTCGCAAATCCAATCATACTGCGCCAGTAAAGCCTTGAGTAAGGCTGTTTCTGGAGCTGCTTCAATATCGCAATCTGCGCTTCTGATATAAACTTTTGTTTTGTCTATGGCAGTACTTAGAATCCACCTGTCCCAATCCACCATCCCCCACAAACCACGAGAACTATTAACAGGGTCTATTGGGAGAGGGAGGCGGATTAAGTCATCCTCGGTTGTTAAATGCCCCAGCGAGGTATTAAAGAAGCAAATTCTTGCTCCTTTGCAATCAACAGTTGAAGAATAATAGCCAATAATATTTTTGGTTAAAGAGTATACTCTATCGCCAAACTGCCACTCCCCCATCATCTTTTTAAATAACGACTGTAAGGCTATCTGCATTTCCAGTTTTGTCATTTTGGTTGCTCCTTCTCAATAATTTTCTCAATCATAATTAATGTTTTACGTGCCAGTGCAATATCAAAAAAGTCTGTCTGCGCTTTGTACATCACTTTATTGATAGCTACTCTTATTTTTTTAATATCTTTCGGTGTCATTTCCTTTCCTCCCTCAAAAAATCATAACCATCAAAGTTCCATCTGTCGCAACAAAATACCAAGTTGGCATATTAAGTGTTATAAGTGAAAAATATTACGCATAATACATTCCCATACTTCGATAATGTCATTTTTTACATCTTCATCGATATTTTCCCATTCCTGCCGCAATCCTCGTCTGTCCGTGAAGTCTGCTATAATAGAATCAACAGCTAAAGATATTTGTCCGTCCTTTTTACGGCCAAACTCCTTGGCTCTATCAATGCTGTCTTGTGCAATTTCGCTATTGTTCATTTTGATGCCTCCATTTTTAATAAATCTTATAACCAATCAATCCAGCCGACAAGCGGCTGATTTCTGCGTTATCTGTTAATAACATAAAATTTGGTTTTGCCATCCTCTATAGATTTAGAATAACTAGCCAGATCAAAACTGGTATATGTAATAGCAATAAAACCAATCCAAAATCTAAAAAAGAAATACCCATCTGGTCTACTTTCCCATTTTCCAAATTTATGCCATTTCGATTTGTCAAATTCAAAAATTATCATAAATTCCTTTCAAAAATCAGATAACAAAGTTAATCAAGGCGGCGGTCGCTCGTCCGTCGCTCTGGGCGCAGTCAGTGGCCGCGCCTTATTACTGCGTTATGCCAATAACTCCCCTTAACGCAAATCACGCTCACAGGTTTTAAAATTTTATTAATTTCTTCCAGAACTATTAATATTTCTTTATTAATAATATGTTGGCAATCAGGGCTGCCATCTCCTGTGAGGATAGCATCTCGCGTCCTATCAATTAATACATCTATTCTGTTTTTCATCTTTAAAACCTTCCTTTCGGCTGGCATAACCAGCTCCATCCAGCGGACTGCTGCCGCTGATTTTTTCGTTTTTAAATAAAAAAATATCATTGCCACTCCGCTTGTATCTCTGTCTTGCAGAGAGGGCATTTACGTGGGCAAGATAACTTTTTAACGCGGACGCGTTTTTTACACACTGGACACCACAAATAATGCTTTTTCATCCTTCCCACCAATATTCCACGGTTACTTCTTCCGGTTCATCAATCTTATATTCTATGGTACTTTTTACGTCTTTCAGCTTGCCTTGCTTACGAGCTTCATGGTCAAGAAGCCTTGCGACTTCTTCTCTTGTAAATGTAATAAACACGCTATGTTCTTTTTTCATTTTCTACCTCCTCTCTCCACGCCTCCATCAACTCAAAGAACTTTTCGGGATTGCCGAAAAGTTTTACATCAACTCCCACCATAAATTCATCAAGGTATTTGTCCATAGCGTATTTATAAAAACTTGGGTAATCCCCCCAGTCTCGCATGGCGCTGATACAAAGCACCATGTCGTTGCCGTCTGGTTTATACTCGGAAGGCGTAAATCCGGGTCTATCCCAAGGCCATCCCATGTACTTAAATACTTTTTTCATTTCCTTTCCTCCTTAAATATCACTATTTGCTTCAACAGTTGTTTTCATATAAAATTGTTTCATCAAAATCAATAGCAATTATCATTTTATTTACTTATCCTACAAAGTTTTCTAATCTCAACATTAAATATTTTTCTTTATGTATTAATTATATATTATTTTCCCAAAAAACAATCAATTAATTTTTATCTTCTTAACAAATAATCAATTACTATTTTAAATATTTTTTTACTTTCTTGATAACGAATCAAAGAAATGTTACTCTTTTTAATTCGATATTGTCTATCTTTTTTGTAAGGAATTAAACTCATCAATGCGTCGTCAAAAATTGATGAATAGTTATCGTCAAGATTATTTCTAAAGTTTCTTAATTCATCCATTACAGAATATATAATATCAAAATTTGAATCTATCCAATTTTTTTCTGATTGTTGTTGATTTAATACATCGTTCTTTTTTTCTGTTTTTTGGATTTTTAAGTAAAAAAAAGTGTAGGAGTAAAAATGATTAGGAACAGAGATATTTTTTTTATGTGGTTTAAAATGTTCTAAACAAAACAAAAAACAATCCCAGCTTTTTGATAACATTTCACTTTTTTCCAAGTAAACACCCCTTTTTGCCAATATAGAGGATACCCACTTTAATAAAAAAGGATTCATTTCTAAATATATTTCATTTCTAAAATTTTCTTTCTCTTTTCCATTATGGAAAGAATTGTAACTCATTATTATTCTACGAAAAAAATCACTTTGTTTTTTATTCATACCTTCTTCATTTAATCTCCAAATCAAGAATTGATTTAGCATTAATCCATAGAAGAAAATCTTCTATCCTCACAACGGTTATTTTATCGTAGGGAGACATTATATTTGGAATAAATACTTCTACTTTCGATATTTTGGGATAATTAAAATATTTGCATAATTCCAAATAGTAATCTATAGTAATTGCTACACATATTAATTTTTGATCTCTACGAAATATTAAAATTGGCTCTCGTTTTGATAAGCATGAATCAATCGTACATTGTACCCACATTTGCAGAAAAGGAGGAGTTTTCTGTTTTGAATCTAATAGATCGAGAACATCCCAATTAACAATTTTCTTTGTCCCATTTTTTAATTTTGATTTTGATGCATATCCCGTCTTACATTCAATAGACCATTTATCAAATAATGGTTTTGCTAGGTCGTCAGAATATTTCAAATCTCCATATAAATATTTGTTTGTCTCTTTTTCCTTTTTAATTCTTTTAGTCGCTCTCCCCCCAGAAGAATCTGTACGACATATTAAATCATCCCTCTTGTTATCCGTTAGCCAAAGAGATAATTTCTTTGCTACTTCCCATTCAAAATCTCCCCCTTTTGCCATTAATTTATCTCCTTTTTATTTTTGAATTTGAGTTACATGGGATTCTCTCCCATCATGTATAACTTCCCATGCCTTGTCGGCTTGCTCAATTAGAGCATCATCGTGAGTTATAATTAACAACTGAAAATTGAGACTATGAGAAACCTCTCTTAGCATTTGTCCAAATAAAGGGATTAATTGTCCGAGATTTTTTCCGGGCTCATCCAAAATAAATATATTCCTACTTCTTGGTTTTTCCATTGTCCATAAAACTACCCTCAACGCAAAAGAACAAATATCAACAATACCTCCCCCCAGTTCATCTTCTGCATCATCATAATATTCTTTCACTCTATTTACAATTTCGTATATGATGGGACGACATTCCATTTTATCTCTTTTCCGTTCGAATATAAGTTCAAATCCAAATGGTCTATTATAAACAGATTTAATTGCCATTGTAACAAGAGAGTCTATTTTGTTCTTAAACTTTTCTTGAGTAATTTTTTGTACTTCTGTTATTGTCCACTGAGCTTTATTCAAGTTATCAATTAAATCTAACTTTGAATCAAATTGAGATTTTTTATTATCTAAATCTTTTTGTAAAAACTTTATACGACCTGATAATTCATTATACCGAGATAATATTTGGTTTATCATATTTCTATTCCTTTGATTCAAAAACCATTATTGAGTCTTCTCCACTTCTTTTAGAAGGAACAGTATCATAGGAGATTAATTTCATTCCTAAACTTCTCATTTTATGAATAATTCTAATTTCTATTTCATCTTTTTCCAATGGCTTCTTTTTAAATTTTCTAGGAAGAAAAAGACGTGACCAACTATATATTTTTATCGTAGTTCTCGCCATTATTATATCCTTTAAAATCCATAAGAAGTAATTTGTTTTTCAACTTCTTTTATTAATTCATCTTTTTCTTTCTTTTTAGCAGATATTTCATCTTTTGTTGTATCATACTTATCGTAAGCTTCATCAATTGTTTTCACATTAAAATCTTTTTGTAAATCGCTCATAACAGAAGCGTATTCTCCTTCTTTTTTAGCAATTTCGTTTTTTATTCTATCTAGTTTATTTCTGGCTTCTTGGAGAGTCATTGTTTGTAACCTCAGATAATATTTCAATAACTGTTTTTGGAATATCGTTGGATTTTATGAATAACCAAAGGTTTTCCATAAAATCAACCCCGTCTTCTAAATTGTTTGTTTCAATAGAACTAATAAAGTCTTGTAGAATAGAATCATTCTCTTTCTCGTAATCAATATGTGTTCTTGTGAGAACTTCTTCTGCTGGTTTGTGTGGAACCTCAACAAAAACGGTGTTTTCTAAATTATTAGTATCAAATAAAAAGAATCCTGGTTTATGAGAAAAATTATATATCGTCGACTCTTTTCGAATTAAAGGGCCTGAATTACATATGAACCTTCCCTTAAAAATATTTATAAACTTTTGATGTATATCACCTGCGACTATTAAATCAAATGGATTATCTTTCAATAATTTTAACGAATCTAAATAATTTTGATTTGGATACAATGCCTTTTCAGCTATTGGAGCGTGTATGACAAGAATGTTAAAACATTTTTTATTTTTTATTTTAGGTATTTCTTGGCCATAACTACAACCGTAAAAAGCTATATCAAAATCATAAAAAGGTTCTTCATTCAAAACTGTTACCAATCCAGCTTTTGCCAAAATTCCTAAATTAGTTTTGTCTTTAGATAAATTTGAATATAGATAAACATCGTGTTGTCCATAAACCACATAAACTTTAATATTATATTTTTTTAAAAAATCTATCATTTTGGGTAATAAATGCCAGCTTCTTGGTTTATTAAAAATATCACCTGCTATTATAATTTTAGCATCATATTTTTTGGCATATTCAAAAATAAATTCTAATTTTATAAACTGGGTTTCGTATGTATTGTCTAATCTAGAAATTGGTTTATCCCGCAATAAATGTGTATCTGATAACAGAATAAGTTTCATTTTTTTACCTTTTTAACCATTTCTTTTACCGCTGGACATGGTAATAGAAATAGGGGACATTCTTTTGTATTTTCAAGGATCTTTATTAATTCTTTATTACATTCATTATATAATATTTTTTGATTTTTTATGTAATTATTTATGTCTTCTATTCGAGATAAATAATTTTCTAACTTTTCCATTTCTTTTTCTTTTTCTAGAATGACTATTATTTTTTCTAAAATTAGTACAGATGGTTTTATTTTCAAAAGTTCTTCATCAATTAATTCATATTTATCCAATAACCTGTTTAATTTATAAAAATTTTCTTCTAGTTTATTTACAGAATCATCAATATTTTTTAATTTTACAATATTTTTTTCTAATTTTTCAAAACCGATATATTTTTTTAATTCTATCTCATTATCTTTTATCTGGCTTTCTAACAACGACATTTCATTTTTTGATTTGTTAATGCGACGAGTAAGTTCTTTTACCCATTCATCTACTTTTTCTAGTTTAGTAACACGATTAATTGTCTTAGCAAATTCACCAGCGCTAGAAAGGATTAGAAATGGTTGGTCAAATTGTTTTTGAATATTTAGTTCTGATATATTAAAAACCCTCCTAATCACATCAGGAACATCTTTAGCAACTCCAGAGAATTCTTCTCCTCCAAATTTATATATCGTCCCAATAAGTTCTTTTGTTTTATCCGACTTCCTTTTAATTTGTTTTTCTATTACAACAGATGTATTTTCTACTGGCTTTAATTCTATAATTGTTTTGCCTTGGTCAGGAGCAAAATTACTATAAAATTTTGCCCCTGACGGACGATTGTTTATAATAAGATTGATAGCTCTAGCAATGGCTGTCTTACCATTAAGACTCGTTCCTAACAGAACGTTAACTCCCTTGTCTAACAATAAATTAGTATCTCGATGACTTTGAAAATTTTTTATAATAATCTTATCAAACATCTTATCTCCCAGAAATTAAGTTAAATGATTTTCTCCATCGATTTAATCCGTCCTCTGTTACAAATGAGAAACACCCGTACTTTTTAAAAGTATCCATAAAATTCAATGAGTAAAATATATCGTCTTTATAAAATTCTTCTCTGTCTTTTATTATAGAAATTTCTCTATCTCCAACAAAAGGCAAATGAACTAATTCCATACAATCCTGAGTTATTTTTTTTCCTTCTATTGATTCTATTTTTTTCTTTATTGCCCCATCTTTTAGATTGTTATTCAAATATTTTATTGCAGATTCTTGACCAACACCTGAGATTCCTTTTATATTATCTGATGAACAACCTCCAATTGATTTAACAATTGACCAGTCAATAGGTTTAATTCCATATTTTTTAGTAAAATCTTCCTCTGTTATTATTTTTTTTACTCTTAAATTATAAATTTCTATAGGATATTTTGGGTGATCTTTTAATAATTGAAGAAGGTCATCATCTCCCGTTGCTATTAAATAATTATCAGGTAAACGATAAACTATCCAAGCTATTAAATCATCGGCTTCGTAGCCAGATTGTATAAAAATATTTCTAAACCCCATATTTGGTAATATTTCATCTCTTAATAGATTAAACTGTTTATAAGCTATTTCAAGAATTTCTTTTTCTGATGACAATAAATGAGATCTGTTTTCTTTGTATTCTGGACAGATTAATTTTCTGTACGAATTCTTTGAGTCCCAACAAAAAATGAATTGATTACAGGAAAATTTCTCTGCAAGATTACGTACCTCTGAAAGAAATCCAAATATAACACCTGTTTTATTTTGGTTGTGTTTTAAATCTCCCATAGAAAAAAGAGATCTGTATGCTAATCCATTGCTATCAATAATAATTCTCATTCTTCAAATCTCTTCTTTCTGTCTGGAATAACTGCATCTTCTATTTCTTTCCACTCTTTTTCAACCATTTCTGCTATTACGTCTTCCAATTCGTTTTTTTCAATATATTTAATAAACTCAACTCTATTAAATATACCACCATCAAATTCAAACTTATCACATTTAGGACCCCAATACCAATTTATCATTGAAGAAATATTATCTATCCCGTAATCAAAAGCGATAATAGTTTCCGCATCCCTAAATGGCTTTGCAACTTTATTTCTTTTAAATCTCGCCTTTGTACGAATACCAATAACTCTTTCTTCGCCTCTGAATGTTTTTTTAATTTTCTCAACTTCAGCTAGCCACGCACATTGATGAGTATAAAAATCAAGGGCTTTCCCACCTGCCCGATAATATTTATCGCCAAAGGTCATTGTATCTATTTTCTCTCTAATTTGAGAAATTATAATCAATGTGGTATCTTTACCACTGGAGATATCACAAATATTTGAGAAGAAAGAAGCACTCCCGTACTTTGCTTTATCTGTTCCGTAGCTCCCCTTTTCTTCTTGATCTTTTTCTGCGGCTTCTTCAAATCTTTCTTTCGATTTTTCTGAAGTGAGAGCATCCCATGAGTCTAGAATGTATAGAAGAAATTCTCCTTCTTTTAACGCTTTAACCCTTCTGGTATAATCTCTTCCAAACCCTTCAACCGTACCAGTTTTAATCCATATAACTTCGGCATTGAATCTCTTTCCATACATTTTTTCTATTGGGAAATCCATAACATCTTCAACATTATTGAAAACAATTGAAACTTTCTTCACGGGGGGGAATATTTTTGATTCTGTTTTTTGAATATTATAAAATGTCCACGCAGCAATTTCTAACGCATGAAGAGTTTTTCCACTTGAACCATCTCCAATGATATTGATTATATGTCCCCTTGCAACTCCTCCATTTTTTCCTTTGCCAGAAGCTGCAAGGTTAAACATAATTGAAGACGACGATAGAAACTCAACTCTCTCGTCGTCAACAATTATTTTCCCATTTTTAATATTTTCAGCGACAACATCAATTTTCCTCTTCGACATATTTATTTATCCTCTTCTTCTTCTTGTTGTCAATGGTTCATCAACTTTCTTTTTTTCTTCAAACGTATTAGTATTTTCTTCCTTTACGTTGCGACCGGATCTTGTATTTGTGTTTTCCGATTGAGTCGTTGAGGTAGCTTTATTTTCTCTTTCTGCTCTAGCACAGTCTTTCCATTTAGAACACGATTCACAATCCTTTGGAAATTTATCTATTTCAACTCCATATACATGACCAGAGGGACAAGGGTTTTCATCTTTAACAGATTTATCATCTGAAAAATTTTCTGGTACGTCGTTCATTTTATCGTAACGACTTCTCCTGGGTGATTGTGTTTCTTCAGTGGTTTTTTCTGATTCTGAATGAAGACTTCTTTCAGAGGGCATATGTTGTCCTTTTCCATAATAATATTCACAAACTTCATCATAAGTCGGCACATAAATTAATTCGTCCAAAACAAAAACACTGTTTAAATCTTTTTCATCGATAGAAAATCCCTTTGGTCTATCAACAAATTGATGAAGAATAAATTTTGTTTTTTCTGCTTCTCCTTCCCTTTTGAATTTAATTGATTTTCCTTCATCTGGAGAAGTGAAATCAATTATAGGGTCAATCCCTTCCATGCCAGGTCTGACACATCCTTTTGCCATTTCTCGTAAGTAATCTTCCATTAGATAACTTGAAGTATGAAAAACCTGTACTCCTTTATTTTCTTCTTCTTTGCTATCACAACAAATTACATTATAGAGAACCCGTGGATTACGAAGTGGGCTAATAGATTTCAATGTTTTTTCATCCATTCCATCTCTTTGTTTTCTTGCCCTATCTTCAGCTATTGGATCTGGCAATCCAAATGTTTTAGAAAGACAAAGAATAGACCCTTGACCAGCGCCACAATTATTATATGTGTAAAATTCAAAACAATAACTTGGTTCTCCAGGATGTGGATCATTTTTACCAGCGATGTAATCTAAGATATCAATAGTATGATACCCTTCTTTGCAAGCCATAAAGGGAATATTTATATCTTTTCGAAAGAGGTTTGAATAATATCCTCCCTCTTGTTTACTTTGATTCTCTATCATTCTTTTACGAAAGCCTTCCCTCATCTCTTCCCTTGATCTTCTTGTAATCATAACTTTTCTCCTTTTTTAATTTTGTTTTTTAGTTTCATATAATACGATAATCTCGCCTCGAAAAAACTTCTAACAGCACCGTAGATAAACAATCTAACAACAATGTAAAATATTACAATTAATCCCACCACCCATAAACCATTTTGAATTGTAATCATATTTTATGCCCTTCTTCTTCTAATTTCTGTTCTGATTTGTTCCTTTTCTTTCTCTTTTTCTGAAAAATCTTTGGGGATAGAAAATAAAGAATTAATAATCCCTTCTTGAATTCTTTCAAGAGAAGTTTTTCTAGAAAGAAACTCCCATTTTGCCGCATCTAATATATCGGCATTCTCTTGAACTTTGATAAGACGTTCTGATATTTCTTTATATCGAATATCAGTTCTTATCAATTCCTCAATAATAGATTCTGTTGTTTTCTTTCCAGAAGACTCAATCTTTTGTCTATATTCTTGACCAAGAGTTGCTTTCAAGATTTTTCTCGTAAGTTCTATTTCCCTGAGTTCAGTTTGTGCAAGGATTGCTTTTTTATTCCAATACATTGATTTTTCAGACTGAGTTTCCCATTCTTGCAAAAGATTGAATTTGTTTATTGTTAAATCCTTAAAATAATCTCTTTCGTCTTCCATTTCCATGATTTCTCCTTTTAATTATTTGTTACAACATAACATAAATCTACCAATGCTGGTTTTTTTGTATATATAATTGATTTTTCTGCGAAATAATTAAGTATCAACCCGGCTCTTTGATTTTCTCCGTTTAGAAGTACCGCACTCATATACCCAGCAACTGCCGCTCTAACGTTTTCAGGTTCGTCTGTAATAGTCTTTAAAATTTCAGATATTTGCTTCCATTTACTATTCGCTAATAATGCCCTGCACAAATCGATAACTTGTGGATTCCCTTTACTAGAAAATAGAAGAGCTATAGCATCTTCATCTTTTTTCATTTCCTTAATCATATCTAATGATACAATCATTTCTCTTGGAACACCTTCGCATTGTTCAATAATTGCCTGTTTGACGGTGTCTGAAATTGTTATTTTTTCTTCTTCACATATCCAATCGATTAAAGATAAAGATTCTCTTTGATCTAACGATCTTACTTCATATTTAGCGGCTCTACTTTTGATTGTTGTTGGTACTTTATCAATTTCTGAACTTATCAGAACAAAATAACAATGTGAAGGTGGTTCTTCAAGAGTTTTTAATAAGGCGTCAAAAGCATTCCCTGTGAGTCGATGGCACTCGTCCACAATATATATTTTATTTTGACTTTTAAGAGGAAAAAAAGCTGCGTTTGTTTTAATAGTTCTGGCGTCCTCAACTCCAGTATTTGTTGCTGCATCGATTTCATTAATATCTATGTTATCAATTCCAAGTTCGTAGGCTATCAATCTTCCAATAGTGGTATTATGATTGATAAATCCATTGCTTATAAAATTATGATTTTTAGGTAGTGTAAAATCGTAAACCATTTTCTTTTCATTTAAAATTTGTGTTGATATTATTTTAGAAAATCTAAAATCTCTTTTGATAAAAGAATCTATCTTTTTTATTATTTGTTCTCCAATTTCTTTTTCCCATTTTTTTAATAACGGAATAACATTTTCTAACCATTCATAGGTGGCCATTTTTATATAAGGGTCGGTATTAGTTATTCTTCCAAGATCAAACCTTTTAATTTTACCGTCAACATAAAATTGTCCAGATACATTTACTTTCAGTTCTTTTCTGATGTTCATAATTTTGTCTAAAATTATTTGTCTAATATAAGGAACCTTGTCTTTCCAACGACCATTTCCTTTATGTTTATAAAATTTATACTTAATAGATTTAATATTATCGCTATAATTATCAATATCTTTAGAACCAATTGAAAGAGTCCAATAAACATGATTCATTTTTTTGTCATAGGAACTTTTTTTACTTGAAAAAATTCCGAGATTAAGAAGCATCATTTGAACCTGATCTGCCAGAATTTTACTAGCAGTATAATATTCAAGACATCTTTCGTCCATCCATGAATCACAATCTATTAATCCTTGTAAAAAATTGACTTGTATTTTTTTATTACTTGACAAAATAGATTTTGGAACAGATTTAAACCTTGCCGTAGTTAATTTATCGTCACCACCCATAAGATAAGAAATTAATTTGAAAAGCATAATGCCTCCCATATTAAAATCTTTATTGTCATAAATTTTTCCAATAGAAGTTCCCATTTTTAATAAAATATTTTTTATATCTTGTTGAATTTTTTTATTGGAAGTTGACATTTGAATTGTTGTTTTATCAAAAGAACAATTTGCAATTATATAACCCAATAGTCTAGCAATATCGGGAGTAATAAAATCAGGAACAATAATTTTTTTACTATTACTATCGTGTTTCTTTTTTTCTTGACAAAATTCAATTTTGAAATTTGTTTTTGGAAAACAATTTATATTTCTAGGTAGACAAGCAAAATCTCCTTCTCTAATCTCAGACAACTTTTTAAAAATAAAATCACAATCTGTGGAAATACATAATATTGGATGTTCCGGAGTTCCTTCTAATTCCAGTCCGTATTCATCTTTTATAGATATTGTTGATTCAGTTTCTTCTTGAAAAAGATGAGATGAAAATTCCATTCCTTCTTTAGTTTGAATATTTATTTTTCTTTGAGTAAAACCTTTTATGTTAATATTTTTAAATGGTTCATCAATAGATTTTATTCCTTCATCTGTGAAGATAAAAGAATCTTTAGTAATACACTTTCCGCAACCTCTTTTACCATATAGGAGATAAGTTCTCTTTGTGTTTAATAAAGATAAGAGAGATTCTTTTTCCTTATCCCATCCAACTAACTCATTGAAATTTAGTGGACGATATTTTAATTCTAATTCTTTTCTTTCATCTTGAGACTGAGACATATTTTTCTCCTAAAATGATAAAGGCATAATCATACAGAAATAATCATCTGTCTTTTCACCACATACAAAAATGGCACTACTTGAGTCTTTTACTCCAATACAAATTTTATCTTCATCTACCATACTAATTGAGTTTAATAGGATATTGATATCTAAAATTATTTCGATTGTTTCTCCTTTATAATTTGTTTCAATTTCATCTTCTACTTCTCCGCATATTTCGTCATTTTGTTTAGAAAAAATATTGGCAATTCCTTTTTGAAAACTAATTTTAACACTTGGTCTTGTTTTATCACACATAATGCTTGACCTGAAAAGGGCTTCTTCAATTTGTATTTTATCAACTATAATTTCTGTTTCTCCACCAAGTTTTTTGAGGACGTCTTTATACGATGGAAATTCTTGTTCTATAAGATTGATTCTTAAATAATCTTCTCCATTAAAAATAATACAAAAGCCCTTTCCAACTCCAAATTTAACTTTTTCTTTACTAACCTTGAGAAAGTCAACTATTTCTATCAAACCCTTAGAAGGGATTAAAATCTTTTCTGTTAATCCAATAGATGGTAATCTAAAAATGGTTATACAAAATCCATTGGAAGAAACTATTGACATTTCATTTGATTCGGATGTTTCTAAAAAACCTCCCATCAGTGCAGGTTGCGAATCATTACTTGAAATAGACCAGATAATCTTCGATATCATTTTTATAAAGGAATCTCTGTTAATGTCATAATAATTTACGTTTTTTTCATATTCTTCTCGGAAATTAAAAGCAAATTCCTCACAATTTATTCCAACGATTTTAAAATTTGGTTTATTCTTTTCACAATTTATTTCTATCTCCTCTTTTTCATCACTTTTTACTGATATTTTTCCATCTGGAAACGCGCTAATGATGTTCAGAAATTTTTTGGCATTAACTGTTGTCTCACCATCATGTTTGATAACTGCTGGACAATTTAAAAATAAAGTTATTTCTGGACTTACAGCCACTAATGTTATATTGTTCTTCTTAGAAGATATCAATATATTGTAATTAATAGGGTTGTAAGATTTAGCAGAAACTATTTTGGACAACCTACTTACCGCATCTAGAATAACACTTTTTTCAATTGAAAATTCCATTATCAATCTCCTCTTTTTCTATATTATATAATACTTTTTAAAATTTCTGGTATTTACCCTTAATAAAAACTAAAATATTCTGATGAGTTTTTCCTAATTTTCTCGACGCTTCAAAAGTCTTTGTAACACGAACAGGAAGACTTCCTATCGCTGTTATTAGAATTGCTTCATTATACAATTCCATCCCGGCGTTTCTAAAAGCGTTTATTGTATCAGAAATAAAACCCCTATAAAATCCAGTTTTAGTATCCCTAAAATCTCCAATGACAAAACAAGCCATCCTTCCTTCTTTTAATTTGTCAACACATGAAAGAATAATTCTTTTGTAAGTTCTGATAAAATCAGGATAAGACATTGTTGATAGATCCTTTGGATCATCACTATAAACTTCTAGATCTCCATATGGAGGGCACGAAAAAATGAGATCTGCTTGAGGAGCATTATCTACTTCGTATAAAGAATCCCCACATTTCCATTTAACGTCTGCATTAGGAACAATATCTTTGCCTTGTTCTTCATTAGCTTTTATTTGTTCTTCTCTCAGATCTATTCCATAATATTTGTATCCCATATAACCAGCAATAATACCTCTTACACTTCCACCAGCAAAGGGATCAATTATTTGGCCACCTTCAGGACAAAACCATTTGTAAACTAACTCACATATAACTGGATCAAATATAGATGTTCCAGATGATGAATCACATTCTTCAGGTTTTACGATTTTATCTTTCATATTGTGTTTTCTTGCGAATTCTAACATTTCTGAATGTCCGGTTCTCATTTTTCCTGTTTTCTTTTCCTCAAGGAATTTTTGGTAGCCTTCTTTAGAGAATTTTCCAGTTCTTTTTTCTATAGTTCTTCCACTTTCTCCTCCGGGCGTAGCTCCTAAACCCTTTTGTTGGTATTGGTATGATTTAGGTGGGGCTGGTAATCCTCCAACTCCTATTGTTGCTTGTTCAGAATATTTTAAAAGACCTACTCCTCTTCCCAATTCACTTCTTATTCCTAAAGATAGCCAAGCCCTTTTTCTTTCTTGCCACAAACCATCTCTAGCATTCAAAACTGTAAAAGGGGGAAATTCAAATTTTTCACCTAGTACACCATTTTTTTGTTGTTTAATAGGTTTGCCAAATATATCGTTACCAAAAATCGATTTACTCATTTTAAATCTCCCAACAATGTTATTTTTTCTGAAAAGTTTTTAATTCCATCTTCAAAATACTTTTTATTTAAAGGATTGTGTAAAACTGATGAGGGATGTATTGACCAGCAAATCCAACATTTTAATTTTTCACTCCATTCTGTTTTTCCACTTAAATCAGTAATACCACCATCTCTTCCTGTAAGACTTCTCACAGAAGTATTACCAAATGCTAGTATTAAACAAGGATTGATAGCTTTTATCTCTTTTACTAACCATCCATAACAGATTTCGATTTGTTTTTTATTGGGTGTTTTACTTTTTGATGGGAAACATTTACAACAATTTGTTACATGAAAATCTGTTCTTAGGAGTTCATATTTATCTAATTCCCTCCATAATATATCGTTCCCTGCTTTTCCGACAAAACATTTTCCTTCTTCGTCTTCATTTTTTCCAGGAGCTTCTCCTAAAATTATTATATTATATTTCCCCGAAGACGGAGGAACAGGCCCTAAGTCGGTTTCATCACCAAGTTCACAATTTCGACATTCTGGAAGAAAATAATAAAAATTTTTTTCACAAAATACAGTTTTTTTAATTAATTGTAAAGAATATCTCTTTGATAGGTTTAAATTTAAATATATCTCCAAATCTTCTTCAGGTATTTTTATTCCAACTTTTTTATTCAGTTCGGGGTATTCTTTGTTATTTATTATTTTAAACGAAAAATATTTATCGGTATTTTTTATTGGTTCGTTTCCAAAAGCACCAATTTCTGTAAGTAATTTTTCTATTTTTCCTTCAGGTAATTTTTTTGTAGTATTGAAAAAACCAATAGATGAAATTCCAGTTTTTTGTTTAACATTCATACACGATTTTGCTGATTTTTCTCCAATACCTTTTATCTCAATAAAAGGACAGTATAATTTATTATCTTTCGCTACCCAGTTAAATGCATCAGATATTCCAACCTTTGGAAGAATAACTTGTAATCCTATTCTATATGCTTCTTCTATGATTTCTTCTTTTTTACCATCAGAACCATATGTTAAACTTGCACAGATAAATTCTGTTGGGTAATAGTATTTCATATACGATGTCCAAAAGCCTAACATAGCATATGAAACAGAATGAGAAAGATTGAATGAATACGAAGCGTGTTGTTGTAATTCTGACCAAAATATTTCTGCTTCTTTATTTGAAAGAGTTTTTTGTTTTTGACAACCTTCTATAAAAGAATCTTTGTATGGTTTAAATTCTTTTGCCGTTCTTTTCTTACTAATAATCTTTCTTATTTGGTCTGCAGTGGAATATGGAAGACCAGCAACTTTATTTATGACTTCCATAATTTGTTCCTGATAGACAATTATTCCATAAGTTTTTTCTGTAATCTTTTCATATATCGAGTGTTTTCTAACCCAAGACTGGCCAAATTTACGTTTGATGTATTCATCCGTTTGCCCCGAATAATAAGGTCCTGGTCTTGATAAGGCAATAACATCACTTAGATGAGAAAAATTATCCGCCTTGATATCTTTGGCTAACTTCGTCGTTGACCAACCACTTAACTGAAAAATTCCTACTGTATATCCTTCGGAAATATCTTTATATATATTTGAATCATTAAGATCAATATCTTCAAATATTATTTCTTTATTATGATTTTGTTTTATCAATCTCTTTGCTTCGCTTAAAACAGACAAGGTATTTAATCCAAGAACGTCTAATTTCATTAATCCCATATATTCTGAATCTTCCATATCCCAATTTGATACAATAGATCCCGTTCTTGATACTAAATTCCCCTTTGTCCCCTGTGTCAAATCATCTGCAGATATAATTAATGCCGCAGCGTGTTGACCACTAGCTCTAATTTGACCCTCTAACTTCATGGCGTGTTTGACAACTTCAGGATATCTTTGATTGAATATTTTTCCTTCATTTGTGTTTTTAATAGATGATTCAATAATATCTTCTTGATTGTCGTCTTTGAATTCAATAGATTTAGCAAAAGTATCCACTTCTTTTGCTGGGATATCAAATACTCTTGAAACGTCTCTTATTACCATTCTTCCCTTCATAGTTAAAAAAGTGGAGATAGACGATATGTGATTTTTACCATACAAATTTTCTAAATGCTCTCTTACTAAATTTCTTTTTGAGTCTTCAAAATCGATATCTACATCTGGTAAATCTATTCTGTTTTCAGAAATAAATCTTGAAAATAACAGATTGTATTTGATAGGATCGACTGTTGTTATCCCTAAGAGAAAAGCAACCAGACTACCAGCAGCGGAACCCCTGCCAGGACCAGTCATAATATTTTGTTGTTTACACCATGTTATTAACTCCCAAATTGTCAGGAAATAAGAAGAAAACTTTTTACTTTTTATCATGCTAATTTCTTCATTAAGCCTATCCACGTAGATTGTATCTTTATCTAATTGGAGATCGATCAATCTTTTTTGACACAATGAATGAATATATAAATTGGGATTAACATCTTCATACTGTGGAACTTTTGGTAAATAGATTTCTTTTTTATTAATAGAAAAGTTTTTACATTTTTGAGCGATTTCAATGGTTGAGTAAAAAGCTTCATCAATTTCTTTTTTGGTCAAAATATTTTGATGTATAAATGATGATTCCATTTCTTCAATAGATTTAAGATACAATTCCTTGACTTTAAACTTAAACCTATCTTTATCAGTCCATTTTGCTTTTGATTGAATAGCTAAAAGTACTTCCTGAGTTATATCATCATCTTTATTTACATAGTGACAATCATTTGAAGCTACCAATGGGATATCATATTTATTTGCCAAAGATATACATTCTGAATTTATTTTATATTGTTCTTCAGACATATGAGGCATTACTTCAAGGTATAAATCATCGCCAATTTTTTCTTTTAGGTCAAGGAATAAGTTTATTCCTTCTTGATCTAAAAGAAAGGAATTATAACATCCAGTCAATATTATCAGTCCATCACAATGATGATAAATAAGATCATAATCTATTCTTGGCCGGTGATAAAACCCTGTTAAGTTTGCAAAGGTTAACATTTTACAAAGATTCTGAAACCCCTCTTCTGTTTTAATAAGAAGTGTGACGTGTCTTCTCTTTTCTCCCTTTTCTTTAATAAATGAATTTTTAACTATATATGCTTCGCATCCAAGGATCGGAGTTATAGATTGTTTTTTACATTCTTTTTGGAATTTGATAATTCCATCTATGGATCCGTGGTCTGTAATACCAATATATTTTTGTCCTAATTTTTTCGCTCTGGATACATATTGTTTGGCTGTGCCAAAGCCGTCCAGAAGAGAAAATTCTGTATGTACATGAAGATGACAAAAGTTTTCATTCATAATTTAATTCTTTTAATCATTGATGCGAGAGAACTGAGTCAAAGATGTTTTCTCTGGATTTATTCTGAAATCTTTTAATTTTCTTCTGGCCCCATCTTCTGTTTTTTCCATAGCAATATAACCGAATCCTTTTAAAGTTGATTCTTTGTGGTATCCGAGAATCAAATTATAAAAAAATTCTTCCAATTTATTCCTGTCTAATTTTTTATCGATCGTTCTTTCAATGAAATTAATTGTTCTAGAACAATTGACTCCAAATTTATCAGCTATTTCTTCCAGAATTTCTTTCATTTGAATAAGATAATTTGTCAAGGCTTCCCCAGAAAGATATGGAATTCTGTAGGCGTATGTTTTAGCAATTATCCCTACTAAATCTTTTGGGTCTTTAAACGAAGTTAATCTTTTTCCATTGAGCATTATCTTTATCTCTTTCTTAGGTTTTTTACATTTATTCATTTCTTTCTCCTTTTCATAATATGTAATCTCCTCCTATGTTCCAAAAAACAATTGGAGGAGTTAAATTAATTAGATGATCACAAAGCCATTTCCACGCTTTTCTGTCATAGTATTTATTACATGGGAAAGGACATTCAATTTCTTCCGTTTGTTCATATTCGTATCCTATATCAATTAATTCTAATTTAATGTTGTTTATTGAGAAAAAACCTTGTCCAATGATTAGCCCTGATTTTTTTATAATATCTTTTTTCTTCATTTCTAAATTCTTAGGAGCGACAATTATTCCAATGACAGTTTGACTTTGATTTTTATTTAGCATTAATGATAAACCTTTTAAAACTCCTGCTGTCATTACTCCAGAACCAACGCACATCACGATTGTTCCTCCTAAAGATTCTTTTGGCAAAAGAGAAACTTGTCGGGTAACTTGAGTTATGGTTTCACTAAACGGAAGACCTTGTTCCAGCATTTCAGAATGTGGAAATCTTTCCAATAATATCTTTTTCGCTCGATAATAATTGATTTTGAGTCTGTTTGGCTTTTCTATACAAATGACTTCCGCATGAAATTTTTTCCACTTCTCAATTTGTTTTTCCTGTTCGCACTTTAATCCATCTTTATATTTAGGATAAAATACTACTGATTTCATTCCTAACTTTTGGGCAAAATAAGAAATTCCCCAAGTTGCCATAGATACGCTTGTATCCATATAACCAACGGTTGTAATTCCTTTCTGTTTTAGAGATAAGAGTCTGGGATATAAACCTCTCACCTTGGCAAAGGGTGGTCCTGGAGGAGGACAAGCAAGATCTTCCCGTTTAACATAAACGGGAAGATCTTTTAGTTTTATTAATTCTGTTGGAGTGTCTTGTATAATATCCATTACTTTTTGATTGTAATCCTTCCTTCTTTGTCAATTGTTGCAATTCCAAAGGATATCAAAGTCTTGATAACGTATCCTCCAGTGAACTTACTTTCATTCAGATTATCTTTTCCTCCCTGAAGGACGTATTCTTTGTTGGCTTCAATTGGTAAATCTTTCACTAAAATTTTCTCAACCGAGTTTGATATGACTTTCTTAAAGGAATCAACTCTGGTGAAAGTAGGGGTTTTCTTTTCTTTTGTCTTTTCTTTTTCTTTTGTCTTTTCTTTTTCTTTTGGCTTTGTTGTTTCTTTTTCTTTTGGATTCGGGGCTACCTTTGTTTTTGTAATTTTTTCCTCTTGATCAAGAATGGAATTATAAAAAGAGAGAACATTTGCTGGGCCGGGGAATTTACCATCTTTATCATCAGGGATACCATTCACCTTGTCCATAAATATTTTTAAAATGTCTTCTTGTTCAATTCCAACAAGAGGAATTTTGTCTTCTTCTTTCAATAATCCACTCTTATTAAGAGATATTACTGCTTCTCGTAAAACTTTGAATTTAATTTTTACTTCCATGATTTTTTCTCCTTTTTTTGTTTGTTGTTAATTTCTTTTTTCATCTATAACTATATTATATATGATAAATAAAAAAATAGATGAGTTAATTTTTATTTTTTTATAGAATAAAAAGCCTCTCCTTTCCCTTCTCTTTTCCCAAGACCTCCTGAATTACCCGCAAGAAAATCTGTCATTCTTTCAATATCGTATTTCTTATTGAAATTATTTATAAGAGCCGAAGATAAAGGGTATTTTCTATCTCCAATATTTAATACAAAAGTACTATGAGGTTTAATTGCTTGCATGGTTTTTTCTATTAATGGGCAGAAGAATCCGTCCACCCAAGATTCAAATGTTTTATATCGATTACATGAATTATTTTCTTCATCTGAATATAATTCAGTGTTATAATATGGAGGTGAAGTCAAAGCAAAATCATAAAAATCTTTTTTCAATTCACTTTCTTCAAATGGGATGTTATTTATCGATGAACAAAAAGATTTATTCATCCTATTGATAAATTTCAATAAAAGAATGAGACCTTTGTACGTTTCTTTCGAAGGTTCAAAACAAGTATATGAATTACTTACCACAGATGCCCCCAACATTCGACCACCCCAACCAGCACAAGGATCTAATATTTTACTTTCTGTATTAAGATGGAATCCTTTGTATATTTTTCTGGCTATTTCGTTAGTTAAAAAAGAAACAAATTCTTTTAGAGTTACGTTTTTGAAAATATCATAGAGACAACCTTTTAATATTTCTCTTTCTACAGGGTCTTTCTTTTTTATTATATTCCCAAAAATATCTTCTGACATTATTTTTCTCTTCTCCATTCACTATCAATAAATGGTTGTCCAAGTTTTAATTGTTGTAAAACAATTACCTCCCCTTTTTCTATTCCTTCTTCATGCCGATTGACTAAAATTTGAATTCTCATTCTTCCTTGTTTCTTTTCCTCTTCTGTTTGATTTAAAGTTAAATCAAGGTCAAGGTGTTGTAATTTCTTTATACTTCCTCCAGTGTGTTTTTGTTTTATACTTTGTCTTTCCTCAGATTCCCGATTTCCTTGATGACAGTTTATAACTAAACAATGCCTTTCTCCTGCTAAACCTTTTCCTTTTTTCCACTTACGGTTTTCGTCTTCTAGTTCATTCATAACTTCGGAAGACATAATATCAAAGTAATCAAACAGAATTACATCTGGTTCAAATCCCTGATATTTTAAATTGTCTAGTTCTGCTATTGCTTCGTCAAATCCTGCCGTAAAAGCTGGGAAACATCGAATTCGTAAATTGTCTCCAAATAATTTTTTAAATGTTTTTATTTTCTTTGAAATATTAGAAGGGGATAAATCTTCTTTTTGGTTCTGAGTTCTCCACCATGACGTAGGATAGAAATCTTTCTTTCCACGACAGGCAACACATGGTTTATAACCCAAAGTAGGTGAGTAATCCATTACCTTTTCGTCTCTCCCTATCAAAGAAGATCTATTTGTTCTTTCAACCTTCTGACAAGAGCCATCTTGATTGGATTGACAATCAAATACAGGGTATTTATATTCGCCTCCTTTTTCAGCCATTGCCGTCATTCTTTTATAGATTCTTTTTTTATAAACTGTTTTATTCATTTCAAAAGAGAATATAGCAATCTTTAGTTTTGCACATAGTGCATGAAATCCTATTTCCATTTCGTAGAAACTATTATGTACTAAACAATTGTCTGTGACAAAATTATGAAGTTTGGGAATAGAAATATCGTAAGTATCAATTTCTCCTGCATATGTTATTGTTTTAACTTTATCCCACATAATTTCTGAGTTTATATATTTCTCATAAGTAGCTTTGGTTTCTTTAGCGCATTCGAATCTTTGTCTTGTGAGATTTTGTTTCTTATTATTTTGTTTCTTATTAACAGCTATATGTTCTCCTATAGAAATCTCTTTCATTTTTTTCCAACCAAGGGGGGTTAGAAATTTGTGATTTATAGTAGCCGAAATCTTTCTCCCTGTTCTAGTTGTTATAGTCCAACAAGGTTTTATTCCGTTGTTAAAAAACTCAGAAATTTCAATAGACTCAAATCTTTGAGTTTTTTCATTAAAAGAAACTACTTTTTCTTTTATTTTTTTATTTACTAGTTCACGAATTTCAATTTCTTTGCCATTAGACAGAAGAACCTTTGAATCTCCTGATATGCATTTCCCCCTCTTTGTCGGTCCCATCAAGCCAACTAACCACCCTCTTTGCATATAACCGATAAGATCACCTAAGGCTCCTGGCAATTTAAAAAGTTTGTTTTCCTCCTCATCTTCAAATGTTTTTTCAACTTCTAAAAAATCTAGTGGGTTTATCCACTGGCTAACTTGTTGTGATATTTTTCCAAAATCAGCTACTAAACCTTCAGCTTTGGAAAAATCTTTGTTTAATCTATGTCCTTCTATTGTTTTTTGAAGTATTTCAAGTTGCCTATCTCGGCAAAATTCTACTGTATGGTCATATAATAATTCTTTATTAAAAGGGAAAGAATCTTGATTGTCTAGTATGTATTGGTCAGAAATTTCTTGAAGAAAATTCTCCATTATTTCAATTTCTGCTGATTTTAATTTTTCTGTTTTGGAATAAAATATTGATTCAAAATTTTTGCCAGGGGCTTCTTTGTACTGTTTGTAATATGCTAAAACCCATCCTGCAATTTTCTTTATATAATCTATTTTAAAAAATTTTGTCTGTATAATTGTACTAATATCTCGTAGATATTGGGTGTGAACAATCATGCCAGTTAGAATACGTTTTTCTATATCGTTTGATATTTCTACACGAGAATAATCCATCTGAATTTTCCTTTTTTCTTTTATTGTATGTTATTTTTATAAAATATGGAGAAATAATATTATTCCGGTAAAGCTCCGTAGAATTTCAAATACTTTGGAAGTCTTTCTTCAAACTGATATTTAGTACATAACCAAGCTGGAGTAACTTCTATTTCTAAATTGTCTTTTGTACTAAATTCAATTGATTTCACCAATAGTTTTGCTACAGTCCACGGTTTATCTGGATATTCTCCTGACGCGCCATATACCCAATCTCTCTCATGTTCTTTCAGAAAGTCCATAAACATTAAGGCTCCCTTTCTGAAACAGTTTTCATCTTGAGGTTTCCCATTTTTAAAACCAAATTTCTCCCATGATTGTTTAATAGACGAAACTGTCATTTCGTGTTCTCTATTAACAATTTCTACAGGCTTTTCTTTATAATTGTCTTTTGGTTTTCTCCCATATTTCTCAAATAGATATTTTTCACCTTGGGCACATTCCCAATACCAAGATTTTATATATTTAGCAGGATTGTTTTCTCTGGCGGACATTTGTTTCTTTTTTAGATAGTCATTGAATTTAAAAAAATCTGAAATATCAACAAGGTGTAATGGGTCTGAACAGTTAAGATTGTATTTTTCGGTATTAACCAACATTTCATAATATAAATATATTGAATCTTTGATCTTCTTTTTAGACAACCTTTTCAATTCTTTTGATATAACTACAAAAACATTTTGTAACTTTATTGTTGGTTTTTCAAGATTTTTAAATGGAGAAGACAAAGGTTTGCCAAATTTACGCCAATAATCAAATATTTCCTCAACTTCTTTCAAAATGTTTTTATTTTGTTTCAAATTTATAAATTCGGTTGATAAATGGCGTTCCTTCTTTTCTGAAGGAACGTCCAATATCTCTTTAGAGATATTGGAATTAGGGTTATTACAATTAGGGTTATTACAAGGCTCCATACTCTCCTTGGGAGCTAGATCCAGATCATTCTCGGTTACTGGTTCTTGATTGTTTCTATTTATATTACGAATTGTTTCTATCATTTTTATTGCATTTATATAATAGTAATTTCTTGCTGGGAGTCCTATATTTTCTTTTTTATAAAGTATCCCTCTTTCAACAAATCTCTTAATAAAAGAAGTTTGTGTATCTGGGTGAATGCCAGTTTCTTCTTGTATTTCTTTTTGAGACAAATAAAAATATTCATCTTCTTTTATTTTTTTGATTGAGATTAAATATTGTTGCCATTCTAGTAAATGTGTTATCCATAAAGATTCCATCATACCAAATGCTTTTTTCATCTCTTTACTAATTTGCCAATACCCTCCACCAATAAAGCTGAGAAGATCTTTGTTTTCCATAACATAACTCCTGTTTTTTTTAGACAATAAAAAACTCTTTTTGTATGGGATTGAGTTCAACTAAAAACACAATGAACAAATAACAGTTGATCTCATTTTTCGGATGAGAGACAACTTTGAAAAAAGTCGAATCTCAATCCCATACAAAAAGAGTTTTAAGTTTTTGTTCATTGTGTTTTACATCCAATGGTGTTGCCGAAAACTTCCATTGGAATTTTATCCTTTCCTATATATAAACCAAAAAAATAGCCCTGAAAAATTTTAAATCTAAATAAATTTTAAATCTCTTTTCAAATCATTAACTTCACTTATAGACAAATCTTTTGGATCACCATTTTTAAATTTGATTTGTTCGACATAACGGATGATTCCAGATAGTTGAATTGCTATGTTGTTTCCCTTTTCTTCTGCATCTGGGTCGAACAAGATAAAAACTTCTTTGATTTTTTTCTTTAACAATAAAGATATTTGTTCTTTGGTAAGGTTTGATGTAAAAGAACAAATAGAGCCTTCTCCAAAACGCCAAACTCCTGTTACACCTTCGTAAATAACAACCCTGTCCTTTACACAATCTATATTGTACAAACAATGTTTAACTGGAATAATAGCTTTGTTTATTGGACAATCTATGTAGTGAGGCCGTTTATCTTGACGTAGGATATCCATAGAGGTGAAGCTCACCATAACTTGATTTATGTATATTGGTATTATTATTCTGAATCTATATACACCCATAGTGTAAACTGGCATGAGTTTATATTTTTTAATCAAATACTGGGGGTCAAAATTTCTAGATTTTAAATATTCAAGATGAATTTGAGGCCATTCTTTTTCTATTTCGGGAGGCAAAATTAAATTTGTATTCTTTACTGTATTTTCTTCTTCGTCCCATATAGAATCTATTTCGTCTAAAGGGAACCTCTTCATAATTTGTTTGGCAACTCCCTCTGAACATTTTTCAATAATTTGAATTAGATTAACTACATGCCCTTTTCTTCCACATATCCAACATTTATAAATGCCACTTTTTATATGAATACCCAAATGATTTGTCGAATCAAAACAATTGGGGAGAATGCAGCAAGTTCCAATCCACCCTTTGGAAATATTCTTCCCAGAAGTTTTGTAAGGTATATCTTTTGATTCTAAATAAGATTTTATATCAAAATTATTATTCATTTTATATTTCTTGAGAAAATATTAAAAGTTGTTCATCTGTATAAACGTCAATTACATCTCCTAAAAAATCATAATCCCCATTTATTATATTGTAGATAGCTACATCTAAATCTCCATATTCTGGATGTTCTTTGAGTAATTCATTAAGTGTCATTTTATCTCCTTTTGTATTATTATATACTATAATTTAGAAATCTGGGTATATAAATTATATTGATCCAACCAACCATTTTCAGCATAAGCAATTAATCGTAAAACTGTATGATGACTGAGCCACCGAAATGGATCTAAGAAATCGGTTATATGTACTGTCTTTTTGTTATCTGTAGTTCTACTCCCTCTACCAATTATTTGAATTGGATATTTTTCCCCTCCAACGTTTATAACATGATTGAGACTTTTAATATTAATTCCTTCTTTCCAAACTACATTTGATATGATACATTTTATGGTTTTGTTTTCCAACATATCTTGAGCTATTTGCCTTGATTGCTTTTCTGTATCTCCATATACGAATTGAATATCCAAATCAAAAATATCTCGTGCCATTTTAGATAATATATGTCCATGTTGAGTATCCCTTCCTGTTAGAATTAAGACAGATTCTCCTTTTTTCATACTTTGAGACGCTTCTAATAAGGCAAGTCTGTTGCGAGCTTTATTTTCTATTATCCCTTTGGAGTACATTCCTTTGATAATTCTCCCTTGTTCCGTACGGTTGTTATAGTGATTAACATCCCCAATGTCTTCAGAATATGGGACAGGAATTAAATTGATTAATGGTATAGCCAATACTCCTGCATTAACTCCATCTTGGTATGTGAATTCTCCAATTATGGGACCTAAGTAGCCTTCGAGAACTAATTTGCCATGATCTGTTTTGGGTAATTCAGCGCTAAGACCAATTCGAATTGGAGCTAATGTTTGTTTTAAAACTTCGGCAATCATTGAGTTTTTTTTTGTTAGATGGTGGGCTTCGTCTATAATGATTATATCTATCCAATCACAATGTTGTAATAAATCAAAATTTCTAAAAGTTTGAACTGTAGAAATAACAATAGTTGGTTCGTCATTCCATTCAAATTGATTTGAGCCTCCTCCTAAAGTTATTACATTTTTGAATCCGAATTGATTTGTAAAAGCCCTTTTGGCTTGTTGTAATAAATCAAGAGTATGACATAAAAAGACAATGTGAGAAGATGGATAAACAGAACATATCGCTCCAGCGATTACAGTTTTTCCTGTTCCCGTTGCGTTTTTAATCATTCCTCTTTGATTTTTGACAACAGATAAGACAGTTTGTATTTGGTCATCACGAAATGTAAAGTTAGGAAGATAAGGTTCATTCTTCTCTGGAAAATATTTATAATAATCTGGGTATTCGACCTCAATTTTTTCTGTTGGGTTTGATTTGACGATCCTTGGAATTAACCCTGTCAAGAATTTTCCACTACCACGATTAATCATATATGCTTCGTTTTTACTCTTCTCTTTAGAATATTGTCCTTGTTTCCATATTTCCTTTTGATATGAAAGACAGGATGTTGCCTTATTGATGTCTTCTTTATCGATGATTCTACTCCAGACAGGGTCTATTATTTCTATTCTCATTTTCATACCTCACATTTATTAAGAAACTTGATTTTGTTGGCGTACCATACTACTTCAGAGAATAAAGTTTTTACAGTTTTTCTTTCTTTTCTTTGTTTTCTCATTAAACTCAAAAGTCTAGGGATACTTACTTTATCTAATTTGCCCGCAAAGCATATTTCTTTGAGTTCTTCTGGACAATCGATTATTATTTTGATAATATCTTTTGCTTCGTCAGAAAGAGAATCGAATAACTTTTCTTTATTTCTTTCCATATCTTTTTCGATTAGAATAGATTCAGGGTCTTGGATATTAAGTTCTATTGATATTTTTTTCTCTATATCCCTAAAATCATTTGTTTCTAGTGTTTGAAAAGGGTCGATGTCAACGGAGTCATTAAAATTATGCATCATAATTAACGCTTGTTCAAAACAATTTAATCCTTTCATTATTATTTTTCCTCCTTATCGATATAATGTAACAAAGTTTCCAAATTCTCGGTCAAAGACTTTGAGAAGATTTTCATAATTTCCTGATTTCATCTCCTCTGTAATCTTTTTATCATCTTTTCCTAATTGTTTGGAAAGGTCTTTTGCTAATGACAATAAATAAAATGCGTTTCCTTCTGGTCCGGTAAGATCTATTTCAATCTCGCCTGTTTTCTTTTTCTTTTATTGATTTAATCATGGATTTTCCTCCTCTATAATAAATTTTATTGAATCTATATGTGGGTTTTGTTTTTTCTTTCCACATTTATAATGTTGTCTTTTAAATTTTTCAATAGTTGTCTTTCTCATGTTTATATCTAACAGAGAAGGGTTTGTTTTTTTGACTATGTGGAGACTTCCTTTACAAATATTACATGTTTCAATTAATTGGATCGATATTTTATCTTCTTTTTTTAGAAGAATCCACTTTCCATTTATCTTTTGTTTAATCTTCCAGTCCTGTTTTTCATAATCCCAAATTAATGTTTTATTTGGAAAAGAAATAATGATTGGGTTACCAGAGGGTAGTGTTTCTTCGGTTTTGTTACAGAGATGGTCAAATTTGTTTACTTTCATCGATTGTTTCTCCTTTATAGAATTCTTTTCTCTGTATCTTTTTTGCCTCTTTTTCTAAAATTTCGGATGTCAAAGTTGCTATTTTTTTATCCTGTCTTAAAGCCTCTTGAAATAAAAGACGTTTTGCCTCAATAGATATGTATGAACCCTGTACTACTTTTTTTGTTTTCATGTTTGTTTTCTCCTTATTAAAAGTATATTGTTGATAAAATCATTATAATTAAAGCAAAAGAGATTCCAAAAATACAAACAATTGTTGTAAGATTTTTTTCTGGATTTGCGTTTATGATATCAATAAATTTATCAAATTTGTTTTTTCGCCTGTTCATAAATTCTCCTTTCTTTTTGAGCAGTTTTTCGTCATACTCAGGACGTTTATTTATTCAAGGTCAAATTTTCTTGATGGTTTGGTTTCAATCATCGTATTTAATTTATCAGTAATTTCCTTGAAGTTGTTGCTAACGATGTTTCTCATTTCGGCATCCTTCTTGAGTTCTTGCGGGTCGTCAACGGTCTTTAAAATGTTATTGGCTTTTTGTACTAATTCTTCAAGGTCTTTGTCGTTGACGATATTTCTGTTTTTGAATGTGGCAATAAATTCGTCAATTTTATCGAAAGAAGAATTTTTGAATCCTTTAGTCTTTCCGTTGGCATCTGGCTGAAGAACTTCATTGGCGTGTTTGATTAATTCGACAAAGGCTTGACGAAGACAGAGGCTTATTTGTTCTGCTGATTCTTTCCACATATTTTCAGCTTTAATTTGTTCTTCTTTAAAAATAGCAGAAGGTAATTCTTCCGGGATATCGAATTTTACCCATCTTTTCTCGAAGCTGAAAGAACCTTCCAGTTTTTGAATGCTGGGATAATCGTTTGGATTCCATAAATCTCCAAGTCTTTCTTGAGCATCGTCCATTTTCTTTTGATATTCTAATATTAAAGGTTCAATCATCTTTTTCAGTGTTTCCTGTGCCGATTTGATATATTCCTCAACTTCGTCGACAAAATTCATGCTGAAAAGATAAGAGCCTCTGAGATAGAAAGAAGGGACAGAGTTTCTGTTGATCCAATCATAAACCTCTGTTTGATAGTTGAGAATGTCTTTGTATTCCTGCGAATCGATCAATTTTTTACTTACGGATAAAAAGCTCTTTTCCGCTTTTGCTTCAATATTTTTGGTATCGACTTTCTTTCTGTTTCCCCATGCGTGGGTGGTGAAAATCAGCATTGCGGCGTTTGTTACTCTCAAAGTGTTTTTAATTTCCTTTTTCATTTTCATTCTCCTTTTTTGTTTAAAAGTCCATCTTTTTTCTCTTTCTTGTTGTCCTCTGCTAACTTTTTACAGATTTTAATGTAACCAAAATATTCCTTGATTTGTTCATCCGTATATCCATGTTCTTCTCCGATGGTTTTGTAATCCTTAATCCACTTATCAATGGTGTGATTTTCACAACCAATAGAGATTTTGCCGGACATATAAAACAGATGATGTTGCGTGCCTTGAATATTTAAAATTGGAAATGTTATGTTTTTTGCGCCTTCGAGATATGCGCCTCTGAGATTTTCGCCTTCGAGATATGCGCCTCCGAGATATGCGCCTTCGAGATATGCGCCTCTGAGATTTGCGCCTTCGAGATATGCGCCTTCGAGATATGCGCCTTCGAGATATGCGCCTCTGAGATATGCGCCTCTGAGATATGCGCCTCTGAGATATGCGCCTTCGAGATATGCGCCTTCGAGATATGCGCCTCTGAGATATGCGCCTTCGAGGTATGCGCCTTCGAGATATGCGCCTCTGAGATATGCGCCTTCGAGGTTTGTTCCTCTGAGGTCTGCGCCTTCGAGGTTTGTTCCTCTATTTTTTTCCAAGCAATCCTTAATTGATTCGTATTCTCCACACAAAATAATCTTGTTTGTAAATCTGTTTTTAATTTCTATGTTCATCTTTTTTCTCCTTTTTGTTATAGGGTTAATTAGTTAATGTGTGTGGAAATGTCCATTATGCTCATGAAGAGTATGATTGGCTTTCCTAATTCTCGTCTCTGTGCCTCCAGCTGATTTAACCATTTCTTTGATTAGCATCTCTGCTCCTCCGTGGTTAGGCATTGATATTTTGTCTGTGCTGGTTTTAATTGTTCCATCTTCCAAAATTTCAATTTCCATTTTGTCCATAATTATCACCTCTTTGAAATTTCATATTTGAATTCTGAAGTTTGTTTTAGGTTCCATCCAAATCTTTTCGCTTGGTCTTTTACAATTTCCGCACTGTAAGCTCTTTTGATGAGTTTGATGTCATCCTCCGCAGTTTTTTTGTTTAATGTTATTTCTCCCATTATTTTGTTATAATATCCTCCATTCCATTTGACTCCGAGATTGTAAATCTCTGCGTCTATTCCAAGAGAAGCTTTGATGGCTTTTTTCAGTAATTCCATGTTGGCATTTTTAAATTCCAATGTTACGGTTGTTATTGTGTAGCAAGGCATAATTTTTCCTCCTATGAAAATTGACGTCTAGTTTCAGTCTGTGTTTTATTAATCTTCATTTGATAAATTCCTTTTTCATTGGCATTGATAAATTTTCCAGATGCCAATCTTCTCAAAGATTCAATTTGGTCTGTGGCTGATTTAGCAACGGGTACGATGTAATTAGAAGCATCTTTTAGTGTGATATTTAGTTTGGAAGATAATTTGGAGCATTGTCTAATTTCCGCTCCAGTCCATCCTTCGTCATCAGGTAAATCTTGGTCTGAAATTTGATATTTCTGTTTGTAAATTTCCCAAATCATTTTTCTTTCATTTTCTGTTGGAAGATCGAAAAAGAAGGTTCCCATCGTGAATCGTCTACGAAGTTCTGGAGGTAAAGTGGTTATATTGTTGCAGGTAGCAATGAATAAAACTCTTCCTTTTGAAATAGCTTCAATAACTTGAAGGGCTTTTCGTGTTTGTTCTCCTGATTTTCCAACCAAACTATTTTTCATCGCTCCTAAGTCAAATGATATGGTTGGTATATTTCCAACGTTTCCAGTGGCTTTTGCTATAGCTGATTTAGCAGCTCCGGGAGGTCCTATAAAAATCATTCCATCAACTTCTTTATCCTGCATAAACGATAAAATCGATCCAAGTTGGTCTTGGCTAACTCCGCTTGAGTCATTAGATGATCCGGCAAAGGCTTTTTCAATTTCATCCATAAATACTATGGCTCTAGGATTGTCTTTTCCTTTGATGATGGCGTTTGTAAAGTTTTTGATATTATCGCATCCTCCAATGTCATCAAAAGTTTCTCCTCCTTTCCAAATGCTAAGTCCGGGTGTTTGTTCTACGGCTTTGCATTTCCGATCCCATAGCATTTTCTGATCAATAGTGATTTTATTATCTATTTTTTTGACGCATGTTGCTAAGGTTTGCTCAGCACAAAAAGAAGATAATCCAATTAAAGTATCTGTTATCTTATTTGTTGTTGTTTCGTCTGGTGTTTCTATTCCAGCATCTTCGCATATGCTGAGAATGATTTTCTTTAATTCTTCGTTATTGGGAAGTTTGTCTGTGATAATCATAATATCCTGTTCTAATTCTGAAGGAAGTTGAATTGCTGGGGCTACGAGAACCAAAGAGGATCCAGATGATTTATAAATGTCTCTGAGATTGCAAATTCCTTGAGAGACGCTTTCGTTTGATATAAATCTGTGTGCGTTGTTCATAAAGATAATTGTTTTTTGGGGAACGTTTTTAATCTTAGATAACATTTCTGCGGGGTTTCCAGTAGATATTGCTGGGTCGTCTTTTTCGCAAATTTTGTTAACTAAGTCAACTCCAAGTTGGTTTAGTGCAGAGAGTCCAGAAATAATATCCCATTGAATGACGGGGATGTTATCGTTGCATCTGGAAATGTTTCTGATAGTTGATTGTTGGTCTGACGTTTCTATAGCTATAATAGGTACGGCAGCTCTCCTGGCGGCTTTAAATTGTTCTTTCATTTTTATAGTCTCCTTTTATAATTAGTAATTTATTGGAAGAGAGATTGGAGAGGAGGTCGAAAGTTGTTTATAGTTGATAATCTCTCTTTCTAAAAGTATTAATTAGATGAATCTTTTTTATTGGCCGCTCTATGGTCATGCGTTTCATAGAATCGCTTGATGGTTCATGCGTTATCATCACTCGCTTTTTCAAGTTCGCAATCCGTATCGAAAGTCCCTCAGATGGATGCTTGTGATGTCCTCTTGCTTCCTTTCGATAAGTTCGAGTTGATTTTCTTTTAGCTCAGCTCTAAGGCATTTCCATTTCGTGAGCTCGCTTGGTGTAAATGATGAAGGCTTTGCTTCTGCTCTCTAGTTTGGATATTGAGTTTTTAAATTGAGCTCGGTTTCAGGTATTTAAGCTCTCGTTTCTGTCTAAGTGTTATCTCCTCCTATGATCATATTATATATACTTTTTTTAAAAAGTCAAGCTTTTTTTAAATATTTTTAAAAATTAATCTATCTAATATTATTAAGTAAACCAAGATAGTTTTAAAAAAGTTTTAAAAAGATATTCAATTTAATAAGATTTTCTCAAAATATTTGACAAAAGATCAATAAAACAATGGTGAATGAGAAGGATCATGAACTAATGATGAAGACAGAGAAACACGAATGAATTTTTTACTTGATTAATTAATGATTTTATAAACTTACATATCATTTTTTTAAAAGAAAAAAGATACATAAAATAAAAAATTTTTCACATCCAAGAAAACCGTTTATATACATAGAAGGTATTTATTTTTTTCAAGGAAAATAAGGAAAATATAGATAGAATTCATGAATAAGATAACCTACAAATTCATAGAAGAAGAAGAAACACTGAAAAAACGTCCTAGAGGAAGACCCAAGAAAGAACCAGAGGAAAGATTACCTGGGAGACCTCAAACATATACAGAACAATTAGGGAATGAAATCTGTGAATGGTTGTCTTTAGGAAGATCATTAACTTCTTTTTGTAAACAAGATGGAAACCCTACATACCCAACAATTATGAGATGGTTATGGAAAGGATCAAAATGGTATAGGGAAGAATTTTTAAAGTCCTACATGGCAGCCAGAGAACAACAAGCACAATGTTTGGTTGATAGTATAATTGATATATCCGATGATGGTACAAATGACTTTATGGAATTGGAAGATAAGAGTGGAAAGAAATATATTAAAGTTGACCAAGAATATGTCCAAAGAAGCAGATTAAGAGTCGAATCAAGAAAATGGATAGCTGCTCATTTGCTGCCAAGGAAGTATGGAGATAATAGTAAAGTGGAAGTGACAGGAGTTGATGGAAGTCCTTTGGTGCCTCAACAGATTTTAATTGATTTTGGGAATGGAATTAAAGCCGAATTGGAGAAAGACTGATAATGATAAAGGTGTCTATACCTTCTGCATATAAAGAACTTGCTTTATTCACTTATAGATATCTTGTTTACTGGGGTGGACGTGGAGGAGCTAAGTCATGGGCAGTTGCAAGATTTCTAGTAGCAATAGCTTCTTATATGAAGTTAAGAATATTATGCACAAGAGAATTGCAAACATCAATTACAGATTCAGTTTATAAACTTCTTTGTGATCAAATAGAGTTCCTTTCTCTTCAATCTTATTATAATATAACAAAAGCATCAATTACAAGTTACTCTGGTAGTGAATTCTTATTCAAAGGACTCAAACATAACATTAATGAAATAAAATCTCTTGAGGGTGTTGATATATGCTGGGTGGAAGAGGCACAATCAACATCAGAATTATCTTGGTCAATATTAATACCAACCATTCGGAAAGAAGCAAGCTGTATTATCATTACATTCAATACAGGAGAAATTAAAGATCCCACATATCAAAGATTTGTTTTAAATCCTCCCGACAATTGCTTTACTAAGAAAGTATCCTGGTTAGACAATCCATACTTACCAGAAACATTATTAAGAGAGAAAGATTATTTAAAAAGAGTTGATTATGATTCATACCTTCATATATGGGAAGGAGAGCCATTATCAATTTCCAATGCATCAATCTTTAAAGGCAAGTTTAAAGAAGATGTTTTTGAGACGCCAGAAGATGCACGATTCTTTCATGGAGCTGACTGGGGATTTAGTAATGATCCAACAACATTAATTAGATGCTTTATCCAAGATAATAAACTGTTTGTTGATGGGGAGGCATACGGTATTGGAGTTGAGCTTGATGAGATTCCTGCCTTATTTAAAAATTCAGTTTCGTCTGCAGAAAAATGGCCAATTAAAGCAGACAACAGCAGGCCTGAAACAATTTCCTATTTAAGAAAAAAACATGGATTAAGAGTTGAGGCTGCAAGAAAGTGGCAAGGCAGTGTTGAAGATGGAATTGCTTACTTAAAGAAATTTGAAGAGATTGTTATTCATCCAAGATGTAAACATACATTGAATGAAATGAAATCCTATTCCTATAAACAAGATTCCAAAACAGGAGAAATCCTTCCGGTCATTATTGATAAGAATAATCATTGTATTGATGGATTGAGATATGCTTTAGATGGTTATATCAACAGCAAACCTTCTTTTGCTGATTTTGTTTATGGGAGGGCGGCAAATGGATAAGAGAAGAACTTGCCGATGGGAATATTTATCAGGACAAGTTTGTGGTAAGAAGTTGGATAAAAATAGTTATTTCTTTTGTAAAGAGCATTTGTCTTTTGCCACTAGAATTGAAAGTTGTAGTTTAAATACAGCAGATACAAAAGTAAGAAGACAGAAAGCTTCTTATTCTCTGCATCTTAATAATTTGTAATTTGTAAGGAGAATAAAAATGTTATCCAAAGACGTTGATGTTGTTAATGGTATGGTAAGAATAAAGACAAAAGATAGTGAACTATCTGATTTAAGAGAAGAGCTTTCTGATGCAAAAAGAAGATTGCAGGATTGGAAAAACGAAGGAAGAGAAACTGGGGATGTTGAATATGAGATTAAACAGCTTGAAAAAGAAATTCAAGATTTGATTTTAAAAGGACAAAGAGATTCCAAAACAAAAGACGGAGAAAGAGAAGATTTAGAAAATAAGATTAAAAAGTTGGATGACCAACTTGGAAAAACTGCCGTAGGCAGTCAAGAAGAGAAAAACCTTATGGAGCAAATAAGAGCGTTAAAAATAGAATATCTGCAGAAATTTAAAACGTTTTCCGACATACGACAGAGTCCTTAAAAGATGACGGTTGGAGTAATGCAGCAATAAGAAGATTGTTTGAAAGAGCAGATCAGTTTAAAAGAGGAGAGACAAAATAAAATGTTACTCTCTGAAGTAAAAGAAATAAAAGACAACAGAATCATTGTAAGAGACTCTGAGGAAAATAATATTGTAGTTGAATGTAATGATGTTAGATGTAAACATAGATGGACAATTTCCTCTAATGATTATACAATTGAAGGAAACAGAATCATTGCTGGTCCTATGATTTCCTGCCCCAGATGTGGTAGGATAGATAGACCCTATGTTGTTTCCATTACAAAAGACCAGGATCTTATCGCCTGTCCCAAATGTAATGCTCAGTTCCAAAGAGATGTAATAAGACCAAGAATGAGGAAATGGGGAAAAGATCAATCTTCCTTTTACACCACAAAACATTGCCCCCATTGTGACGGAAGAATTACATTGAGAGATGATAATCCAAATGTTGAGACTTTGAAAAAAAGAATTGATCAATTAGAAAGATATAAAATCAATTGTAGAATTACAGGAGACCTAGAAGAGTTTCGGGAAACAGAAGAGGAGATAAAAGCTGTGAAACAACAAATTGAAAGTATAAGAGCTGGTGTTGGTGATTCTCATTCAGTATCCATTTATGGAATTAACATGACAGTAAATCAGGGTAAAAATGGGTATTTTGCTGCATCAGCTAAATATAATGGAAAAACCTATACTGTAGTGGAAGGTACTGAAGAAGAAGCTGTTGGTCATTTGGTCAAAGAAATACATGAGAAGGAAGGAACTGTAGACATGAAGACGAGAGATGCAATTGTTAATATATGCCCTATATGCAATAAACGTTTTTATGAAGAAGCAACGAGAAATGAAATTAATTCTCATGCTGATGAAGAGATTGAAAAGTTAAAAACATCACCAATTGGAAGTATTCGTCTTAAATTCATGATTCAGAACTTAGAAGCTTTTCGCCGCAAAGCATTAAACACAGTGACAGACTCCAAAACAAAAGACGCAGCAACAGTTGCCTTAAAGCAAATAAAAAATTTAAAAAGAAGCATAGCAAAAGATACAGCATTAAGAGCACTTGACTCATTGAAGAAAGCTGTGAAGAGAAAGACGAAGGATCAAGACAATGAAAAAATAGAAGCTTATGGAGTAAAAGGAAATAGTAATACAAAATGGCGTCGTATTTTTAGCAACAGAACTGAGATGATGAAATGGGTTGAAAGTAATAATGCTGAGATACAAGGGACAAGAAAAGCAGAACCAAATGAAAGAGTAGGTAATGTTGATAAGAAAATAAAAGACGAATTGTATGATGTAACTTTGAATCTCAAAGGTGAAAATCATTATTACCATAATATAGATGCTCCGACTCCAGATGTAGCAAGAACAAAATGTGTTTCTTCATTGGAATTGAAAGCAGGAAAAGTAAAAGGTTCTTTACAGAATGAATTTGATGGAAGTAAAAATAATGTTGAAGTGAAGAAAGTAAAGACAGGGGACAAGAAAACGAAAGATCAAGACAACATCAAAGAAAAACTTATTGCGTTCTTTAAAGCAAATCCTAATCCTGGTGATGATAAGGTTCACGCTTTTGCAGAACAGAATGGTATTGATCCTCATAAACTGGAAGAAGAGATTTACAAGATTGTTACCGAGCATGTTGGAATGGTTAAAGACGTAGACCCTGAACCAACTCATGAAAGTTATGAAAGCTTTGGTAATACTGTTTTTGAAAAGACTCCTGAGTTTGATGTAAGGAATATTGAAAAGGAAACAGTTGAGAATAATGCTTTTAGAAAAGTTCTTTTTACTGGCAAGAATATTCAATTGGTTTTGATGTCATTACTTCCGGAGGAAGATATTGGTATGGAAGTTCATGCTGATGTTGACCAGTTTTTCCGCATTGAAAAAGGAGAAGGAATATTAGAAGTAAAAGGCCAAGGAAAGCAACTTCTTCAAGATGGTTCTTCTATTGTGATTAAAGCTGGGACTCAACACAATATAAAAAATATTGGAGAAGAACCTTTGAAACTGTATACATTATACAGTCCTCCGAATCATCCACCGGACAGATTACAAAGTACGAAGCAGGAAGCGGTGGATGAAGAGAAGACAGCTAAAGGAGAATAAAATGTTAAGTAATGAAGTCACAGTTGAAAATGGAATGATTAGAAGGAAGACGGAAGACGCTTATGAAATTCCTCCTTTAATTTATAAAGGTTTTCAAATATCACAATCTGAGGGAGAGTTTGTTGGTTTAGGAAGAGAAGAGAATAAAAGATTTAATTCTTCTTCTTGGGAAGATTTGAAACAGAAGATAGATAATTTTTGGGTAGAAAAAGACAAAGAGAAATAAAATTTATGTTATTTTCAGAAGTTGATATTGTAAATGGAACAGTAGTTCCAAAGAATGAAAAAGGTGGAACAAGTAAATTAACATTTCAAGGACTGCCTATTACTGTGGAGAATGATGAAGGCAGTGTTAGGAGATGGAAGAATAATGAAGGACAGACGGGAAAAACCACTATGTTCTATCGATACGGCTACATTGATGGGACGGTCGGCGTTGATGGTGAGTGCATTGATTGTTTTGTCGGTCATAATCCTTACGCTTCTTCCGTTTATATTATTAGACTCGGTAAAGATGATCGTGAAGAAAAGATTATGTTGGGATTTGACAACAAAGAATCAGCACGTGATGCTTTTTTAGCTCATTATCAAAGCCAAGAATATTTAGGTGAGATAACAGAAATGCAAATGTACTTATTTAAAGAGACACTGGAGTTCAGATAAATGGCAAAAGTAAATTTTACAAGAACTTCTACAATGGATAAGAAAGTTGGAGGGAAATTTACAGAAGACTCCTTCTCCAATTTCATGCACAGAGTTGGATATGGAACTGATAATCCAATGTCTCAAGCCACTTACTCATTAAATAATTTAATGAGTAGACAAAGAGTTACTCTAGAGGCAGGATATAGAAGCTCATGGTTAATTGGACAGGCTGTTGATGTTATTGCTGAAGATATGACAAAGATGGGTATTGACATTTTATCAAAATTGTCCCCTGATGAAGTTAAAAAGTTGTATGTTGCTATGTCTGATTTTGATGTTTGGGAATCATTAGGTAATACAATAAGATGGGCAAGATTATATGGCGGTGCTATTGCCATTATGCTTATTGACGGAGCAGATTATAGTAAGCCAATTGATTACGACAAGATAGGACAAAAAACTTTTAGAGGGTTATTGGTGTTAGATCGATGGATGTGTGAACCAGACCTATCCAATTTAATAACCGACCTTAATAAAGATTTTGGGAAACCAAAATTCTATCGAGTTCACACATCCGTCGGTGGTTCAAAACTTCCTAACATTAAAATTCATTATAGTCGTGTATTAAGATTTGATGGAATTACCCTTCCTTATTATCAAAGGTTGATGGAAAATCATTGGGGACTTTCTATTGTAGAGAGAATATATGACAGACTGATTGCTTATGATTCAGCGACTCTTGGAGCTAGTCAGTTAATGTACAGAGCATACTTAAGAGTTGTTAAGATTAACGGATTAAGAGAAGCATTGGCGTTAGGTGGGAGAGAAGAGAACGCCATCATTAAGCAATGGGATTATATTAGACAGATGCAAACAAACGAAGGAATAACAATGCTTGATGGGCTAGACGATTTTGTACCTCATGCGAATTCAGCGATTAGTGGGGCTGCTGATTTACTACAAGAATTAGGACAGCAAGTTTCTGGAGCTACAGGAATACCATTGGTTAGATTATTTGGACAATCTCCTGCAGGATTCAATACTGGGGAAACTGATTTAAGAAATTACTACGACAATGTTTATCGTGAGCAAGAAAATAAATTACGTCCTTCCATGACAAAATTGTTAGAAGTTCTTTCAGTTTCGGAGTTAGGAAAGAGATTGCCTCCTGATTTTGAGTATAAGTTCAATTCATTATGGCAGATGAGCGATAAAGAGATGGCTGAAATAGCAACCTCCGATATGACAACAATTAATGCTGCTTATTCAGGAGGATTAGTAAGTAAAGAAATAGCAACAAAAGAATTAATTCAATCATCTAGAATCACAGGACGCTTTACGAATTTAACTGAAGATGATATTAATAAGGCCAAGAAAGATGATGAGAATGAGCCTCCTTCTGGGATTCCTTCTGAGGGGATGCCGTCTCCTTCTGTCCCAGAGTCTGAAGTAGAACCCTCTTCTCAAAATAAAGAAGAAGAGGAAGATGTAGGAATTTCAGGAGGAGGTGTTAGTTTATCATCTCCAACACCGGAAGAAATGAAGGCTCAATCAACTATGTCTCCAATTGTTGGTAAAGCTCAATCAATCTCTGAAAAGGAAAAAGAAAGCCAGAGAGACGAAGTTCCTAATGCAATACCCGGAGTGAAATCAATTAGTGAAGTAGTAAGTCCTTTAAAGATAAACTTGAATTTTTCTGGGATGAAAGAAAAGATACAAAATGCAGCAAAAGAAGTAGCAAAAAAGTTTTTTACAAAGGAAACGTAAATGGATGAGAAGAAACCCAACAGAATAGTAAGCAAGAAACTTACTAAAAGAATTGAACAAGAGTATGCTAGAAACCTTGCTAATGTTGGTCGTGAAGTTGATAGTATTGTGAAAGACTTTACTAAGAAATTAGATACAAATAAAGACAAAGTTACATTGGAAGATATTGAGAATGTTCAAAATAGATTACATGATTATTCTGTTAGATTAAAAGATTGGGCACAGCAAACAGTAACAAAGCTTGTTTATAGTTTGAAGAATGAAGATATAAAGGAATGGGAACAGCATTCAGAACGAATGAGTGAGGAAATGAAGAGAGAATTAGCAAGAGCAAATATAAAAGAAGCAATGGATGCTTTTATACGAGATAATGTTAAGTTAATCACTTCTCTTCCATTAAGTGCTGCGGAAAGAATACAAGAAATTGTTAGAAATAATTTAACTACAGGGACAAGAGCGGAAACAGTTGCTAAGGAGTTGTCACAAACAGGAATAGTTACAAAATCCCGAGCCATGCTTATTGCCAGAACAGAAACTTCAAAGATGGTTACAAATATGGTGAAGGCAAGGGCAGAAGAGATCGGATTAAATTGGTTTGTATGGAAAGCTACGGGGGGATATTCTGGAGATGGAAGAACAAGAAGTGCTCATAGGAAGATGGATAATGTTTTATGTACATGGAATGATCCTCCAAATCCAGAAGCTTTGTTTCCTGATCGAAAGGCAAAACCGTATGGGGATTATTTGCCGGGAGCTACGTTCAATTGTCGTTGTTATGCAGCTCCGCTTATTAGGCTTGATGATGTGAGTTGGCCAGCAAGAGTACATGTTGGTGGAAAAATTGTCAGAATGAATAAAAGAGAATTTATGAAAATATCAGAACAAGAATTTTTGAAAGCAGCATAAGGGAGGATAAAATGTTACTTCACAAAATCAAAGACATTAAGAATGGAAGAATAATTTCAGGACAAAGAGAATTGGTGTTAGATAGTGAAAAGTTTTTGACTTATAAGGGAGTCGATATTTTTAAAGATGTGGATAGTCATATTGGACAGACCAGATATTATTATATTGGTAGTGCAGGAGATAAAATTCAATATCTTACCTTAGAAGAAATTGAAAAGAGAATAGATAATAATCTATCAAAAGACTCCAAAACAAAAGATGCAGGGACATCTTCTTTTGGTACAAAATCCATGACAATTGAAGAGTTAAAGAAAAAAGCTAAAGAAGGTCAATTTGAATATTGGAGTGACCCCAAACCAAGACAACACATAGAAATCAGATATCCAAATGGTAAAACAGAGCAGGTTTGGGTTGAAGATTCCAAAACAAAAGATGATTCTCGTTCCGAAGAAGCGTATGATGAAGGTCATGAAGCTGCATTGATGGGTAAGTCTTCTTCTGCGAATCCATATACAAATGTTTCAAGATCTGGTTACGCAGATTTGAAAGATTCTTGGAATGACGGATTTAATGATGGCCAGAAGGAAGTTGCAAAGAGATTTAGAGAAAGCAAAGACTCCAAAACAAAAGACGTGTGGATCGACGATTACAGAGACTATAAAATTTCTGTTAGAGAGTATGGGAAAGATGTTTTTGAATTTACAATACAGAAAAATGGTAGGGAGATTTATAAAGGAGTTCAAGAAACTTTGCTTGGAGCAAGAACAACAGCACGAAGATTAATTGACCAGAATAAAGTAAAAGACTCCAAAACAAAAGATGATGAATATAATAAATCAGAAGACACTCAAATAAGATTTATACAAGCAACAGCCAAGAATGTATATGGCAAGGACATTACTTATGAGAAAGCAAAAGAAATATATTATGATGCAAAAGCTCAAGGTAGAGATATTTATGAAGCTTTAAAGTTTTCTTTCAAAACAATGTTATAAGGAGCAATTATAATGTCATACGTTAATGAAATACCTTTTCCAAATAAGTTCTTGATGCCCGATGGTTCAATACAAACCTTTGCTGGTGCTATGTGGGCTCCAGCAGATGCAAAAAGAGCTGATTGGTATGTAAAACATCAATGGTTTCCAGCAAAATGGTTATTGCCTGACGGTTCAATTGTTTCAGGACTACCATTAGATATGACTCCGTTTGAAGCTATTTTTGTACCAAAGACAACAAAAATTAATGGTCATGCTTTGACAGGAGACATTACATTAATACCGGAAGACATTGGTCTTCATGATGTGTTCGAGTATAAAGGAGTTATTGATTGCTCAGCGAATCCAAATTATCCTGCTGCTGATGCTGGATGGGCATGGAAAGTTTCTGTTGCTGGTAGAATAGGTGGAGTCAATGGAAAGGTTGTAGAAGTTGGAGACACTATATTTTGTAATCATGACGGAACGCCTGTTGGAGATGAAACTGCCGTTGGAGCTTATTGGGATGTTGTTCAAGCGAATTGGGATATTGATTATCCAGTTGATGAAAATGATTTTCTTATTGGCGATAGTTCTCCCGTAAGATGGTCAAAGAAAACATTGGCCGAAACCGGAGCAATACTTGAAGGAGATATTGAGCATAATAATCTGCAATCTTTACAAGGTGGTGATACTATAAATAGTTATATGTATCATTTGAATGCTGCTGATTATGGATATCTGACTGATGCTATGGCTCAGTTGGAAAATTTGCAGAGAGATGGTTCTCCGACGTTTGCAACCATAAGATTATATACAGGTGGAGCTGCAGGAAGTATTCTTATTTCTGATACTCAAGGTAATGCTTCATGGAGTGCGAATATTGCAACGACAGGTGCTTTAGGAAGGGTGATTGTTGGGGATGGATTGACTATAACAGCTGGTGGAGTTCTTACTGTTGATGAACCTCAGACTGATCATAATTATTTAAACATGTTACAAGGTGGTTCAGATTCGCCGTTGGAATATTATCATTTGACTTCTGCAGAACATACAGTAGTTCAGAACACTAGCGGTAGTAATACAGGAGATCAAGATTCTAGTGACTTTGACCATAACAGTTTACAGAATACTCATAACTTAACTTCCGATATTTCTCATAATAATATATCAGATTTACAGGGAGGGTCAATTTCTCCTGAAGAATACTATCATGTAACAAGTGCAGAGAAAACAGTTATTGAAAATACATCAGGTAGTAATACAGGAGACCAATCTTCTTCTGATTTTACTCACAATGATTTAAGTTCTTTGCAAGGAGGTCAGGCTGGACAAAGATATCACTTAACTGCTGCAGAACTTTCAGCTGTTCAAAGCATGGCATCGGCTATAAGATCTGTTACAGTTATTTTAGTTGCTCATGACACTAATTGTTCAATAGGAACAAGTTTGGGAGGAGACTTTGAATGTCCAATAACTGGTAATATAGTTGCTTGTGGTGCTTACAATACAATAGCAGGAAGTGATTCAAACAGTCCTGAAGAACCCATGACTGTTGATATATTAGTCAATGGAACAACCATTTTTCAAGATTCACCTGATGTTAGGATAGAAATAAATAGTGGAGAAAAGACTTCAAGGAATAATTCGCCTCAAACAGAGATTTCAAATCCTGCCGTTGTTAAAGGAGATATAATTACATTTAATGTTGATTATGTTCATACCACCCCAGCAAAGGGATTGAATATTTGGTTTGAGATTCAGGAGTAATAAATGGCTAATGTAATAACAACACAGGCTCCAACTAATATAGGAAAGTTTGGTTTTACTTTCAACGGAACTCTTGTTTCAAAAGACAATGCTCTTAGTGAATATGGCTTTTGTTGGATGAAAGGCACAGGAACACCTGTTTATGACGCTAATACTCAAAAAGTGTTAAGCGATTTAGCTGTTGGAGCTTATATAAAGAACACAACAGAAACTACTCCGATGTATGGCTGTATGCCGGGAATAACTTATTCTGTCAGAGCTTTTGGAAAAGACTCTGTAACAGAAGAAATTTTCTATGGAGACACTGTTACATTTGCTACTCTTTCTAGTACCTTTTCAGGAACTATAACAGTTGAAGGTGCACCTTATACAGGTGGTTATTTTACACTGGGTACTGGGAAAGACCTTACAACATGGACACAGTCATATTATGCTATTGTTTACGGAGGTTCGTTTGAAACAGAGTGTGTTGTTCTTGTCTATGAATCAATAATTGATGAAGACTTATCATGGATTGGTGATCATGTAGACGTTTCATCTTCTGTTCGACTGTTAGGTATGAGAGACCATTTATTAATGAATAAATTTCGACTTACTGGAGGGAAGGTTGAAAACTTAACACTTACTCATCTTACAGAGTTATACCATCCAACCATAACTTCTGGAAAGTTAAATTGTTGTACGGTCTGGAGTAAAGGATATGATTTTAATGCCAATGATTCAACTGCTTCATTAACCAACGTAACATCAGTAGGCGCACAGCAATGTGATGGAACAGGGAGTATTGCTGGAGTTGGATTAAATAAAGTAACCATTCAATCAACTTGGAATCAGGGGTCTCTTACTGATACACCAAGTCCTAATGATGTTCAGATAGGTGATTCAGTTAGTTATGATGGTTTTGGTTTAGCTGGATTTTGGCTCGTATCGATGACAGAAGAGTTAGGCCTACCTTATGGCATAGATCCTGTGGAGGGGAGTTCATGGAACGCAACGACTAAAGTTGTTACAATTAATTCCATCCCCTTTGACTGCTCTGTAAGTGGTGAGTATACTATTGATTTGGGTGGTGGTATGCAAATTGTATATGGATGTGATACTACACTTCTTCCTACAAGTGATATAGTTAGTTTCACTTATTATGTTTTAAAGGCTCCAGCAGGCCCCACTGGATATGGCAGGGAGAATGGAACGGCAGGAGCGTTAATTAGTGCGACAGAAACACCAGTTCCGCCTGTTTCATCATTTAAACCACAAATGATAGTTGTGATGTAAGGATTGAAAATATGAAAAGATTTTATGTTGCAGAAAAGATAAGCGAACATATTGGAGAGACTCCAGAAGGGTTTTTAATTTGTTATGATGTTCCCATTGCAAAGATTGGGGAACAAACATATAAAGGAGACGAAGTTCCTATAGAACCTAATCGTGATGGATTGGTTCTTATCAAAAGAACAGAGGATGAGGTTTTCAAACCAGAAGCAATCTCATCTTTTGAAGGGAAACCATTCACAATTGACCACCCAGATGAAATAGTCACCCCTGAAAATTGGGGAGATTTAGCTCATGGTTTTTTAACCAATGTAAGAAGGGGAGCACGAGAAAAATTAGATCTTCTTATTGGAGATATTGTTGTGACAACTAAGAAGGCTATTGAATTGGTTAAAAATGGTATGAGAGAAATTTCTTGTGGGTATGATGCTGATTATGAACAGTTGGAAACTGGAATAGGTATCCAAAAAAATATAATTGGTAATCATATTGCTTTAGTAATGAGAGGGAGGGCAGGGCATAGGTGTGCAATAGGAGATAAGGCGTGTACCAATTGTGGTAAATGTACTTGTAATAATACAAATGATAAGGAGGAAAAAGATGCTATGAAATTTAAAGACAAGTTGAAAAAAGCCTATCGAAGACTCATCAAGGATGATGATTTTGTAGAGTTGTCCGAAGAAGAGAAAGCTGATAAGCTAGTGGAGGTAGCTTCTGATCAGATCGAAGAAGAAGCTGGAAATTCTTCTTCTGAAGAAGCCATAATACCTAAGGAAGGAGAAGAAATTGCTAAGGAGCCTGTTAATCAGGGAGTTTCAGAGTCAGAAGTAACTATTGGAATGTTAAATAACAATATCAATAGACTGATAGGTATTATTGAAGCTTTTGTAAAGTCTGCTTCTGGAGTTGCAGGAGATGCTGATACAGTTAACACAGAAGAAGTTCTTGAAAAAGAGAACAAAGCTTTTGAAAATGATGCTGAAGGAACAGGAGCTTTGAGTCCTTTGGGAGGTTCTTTAATCAGAAAGTCTTTTGTGGTTAATTCTGAAAATGAAGAGATTGAAAAGAAAAAAGAAGACGAAACAGAAGATGAAGATCCTGATGAGAAGGAAGAGCGGGAAAAAGAAGAAGCAATGACAGCAGATTCAATGTTTCATGATGTGGCTTATAGAGCGGACTTGCTTTGTCCTGGCATCAGAATTTCTAAGCCTACAAAAGATCACTTGAATTCTTTAGACAAGATTAAGAGAAAAGCTTTGAAGGCTGCATTTACTTCTGATGCTGATGTCGTTGGTTCGATCATCAAGAAAACGGATATTGATAAGCTTGACAGAACTTCATTGGGTATTGCCTTTGTTGCTGTAACAAATTCAGTCAAAGATAGAAATAACAGATTCGTAAAAGATTCTGTCATTTCAAATACTGCTGAAAGTGTTTCTTCTATCAGAGACATCAATCAGAAAAACAAAGAGTTTTGGAAAAGAAAGTAAAAATAAACAAATTTATAGGAGGATAAAATTATGAGTAATGCGTTTTTGTATAGAATGCCGGCTGGAATTGCTGGTGCGGTGACACGGTTGGAAGTTGCGAAAATTGAACCCAATGTTATGGATCCTGATACTCCGGTTACCGTTTATGGTGTTCCGGTTGTTAAAGTTGCTGGTAAGATTCAGCCTTACGCTGGTTCCGGTACAATCCTTGGATTTCTGGTCCGTCCTTATCCGACTCAGATGGAAAATATTACCAATCAGAGTTTGGGTGGTGGAACTCCTTCAGTTAATCAGACCTGTGATATTCTCCGTTCTGGTTATATGACTGTTCTGAATACGTTGGGAACTCCAGCTATCGATGGAGCGGTTTATGTCAATAACACAACTGGATTGATTCAGGCTGATGCTACAGGAGCTACTGCTGTGACGGGAGCTAAATTTGAAGGTGCAGCTGACGATAATGGTAATGTTGAAATTTCTTTTAATATTTAATTAACAAAATAAATTAAACGGAGGTTATAAAATATGTTGACATACGACAAATATACAATTGATAGTACGGGTGCTTTCCTGATTGGAGAGCTTGAAAGATTAGACCAGAATCTGCATGAACCCCTTTACAATGTCACGTGGGGTCGTGATATTGATTTAAGAGAAGATGTTAGCATCGCTGATGAAGTTTCCAGTTTCACCAACAGCTCTTTTGCGACTGCTGGTGCCCCTGAGACCAATGGTAAAAACTGGATTGGTAAAAATTCCAATGCTATTCCTGGTCCTGCTCTTGATATTGGGAAGACCAGTTCACCTTTGTATCTGTGGGGCATTGAAATTTCTTACACCATTCCGGAGTTGATTTCTGCTCAGCAGTTAGGTCGTCCGGTTGATGCTCAGAAATATCAGGCCATGCAGATTAAATACCAGATGGATGTTGATGAAATGGTATATATTGGGGATGATATTCTTTCCAGATATGGAATGCTGAATAATCCCAATGTTACCTCTGCCTCAGTTGCGACTGGTGCTGCTGGTAGTACTCTGTGGACAGAAAAAACGCCTGATGAAATTCTGGAAGATGTTAACAGTCTTATCCAGGCATGTTGGGCGGCAGCAGCATACGCAGTGTGTCCCTCCAAACTTCTTCTTCCTCCGGCACAGTTTGCCTATATTACTTCTCAAAAAGTTTCTGATGCAGGCAACATAAGCATTCTGTCCTTCTTGGAAGATAATTGTATTGCTCTGAAGATCAATGGTAAGAAACTTGATATTCAGCCTTGCAAATGGTTGGTAGGAAGAGGAACTCCGGCTGGTTCTCCTGCAGTAGCAACTGATCGTATGATTGTTTATACTCAGGACAAGAATCGTGTTCGTTATCCGTTGGTTCCATTGCAGAGAACTCCGTTGGAGTATCGTTCGATTTACCATTTGACGACTTATTTCGGTCGTCTTGGTGTAGTTGAAATCGTGTATCCGGAAACGATGTATTATGCCGATGGCATTTAATCTTTAACATTATAAAAAAGGAGAGGTAACATTATGAAGAAGATTGAATTAAAGAGGACGATACAACTTCCGGGAACAAAAACAATTTTGAAACCAGGAGAGCATTTGGTGGAAGACAAATTCTTTTCTGATTGGTTTATAAAAGGTCTGATCATAGCTGGTGATATTGTTATTAAAGATATTGCCAGCTCTGTTCGGACTTTAAAACCGTCAGGAAATGTACTTCCTAAGAAAGTAACAGAGCCTAAGCCAGTTCCAAAGCCTGTTCAGAAAGAGGCAGACGCAAAAGAAGCTGTTCCGACTAAAATTTCAAAAGAAGAAGTTATTTCAGAGGAAGAAAAGTTTGAAATAGAAATTCCTGAGAATGCTCCTTCTTCTGAAAATAACAGTCCGGAGGAACAGGAAGAAATACCTCCTCCAGAAGGATGGCCTGTGGAAGTGGAAAAAGCTCCTGTTATAAAAAAAATAAGACGAAGAAAGTAGAAATGATGGTATAATTATGAACAGACGATATACGGGATTAGCAATAAAAACCTATATAGATGATTTGCCAATAGCTAAGACCATAACCAAGTTAGCTATGACAGGACAGATACCTTCAGGTTCTACTTATTCAACGACAAGTGGTGGTCCGAATTACACAAAGTCTGGAGCAGATGGATATATACTTTCTGATGCTGCAGAATTTAACACCAGTCCTGAATCAAGTATTTATCTAAATGGTGTTTATCTTGTTAAAGGAACTGAGGTCGTTTGGCTTTCGTCTGTTAGTTTTGAGCTAAATTTAACTGTTGATAATGGAGACGAAATTATAATTTTAGGAGGATTAATATGATTAATGCTAGGCAGGTTAATATTTTAAGACCTAATTCTGCTGGAACATGGACGACTCTTGATCAGTATATGAATAGAAAAAGAGTTTTGGCTTTCCCTTGGAAAGAAGTCCAGTCTGTATCTGTGAGTGCTGAACAATTTGCAAGAATTGACTCTACTACTCACTTACCAGGAGTCAGATTAGCCGTTCTTACTGCGACTCCTCCTGTAACATTAACAACGAATCAAGGTGTTTGTGCAGCTTTATTGGCTGGTCCTTTAGGAGCTTCTACAGCGAATTATTCAGATTCTGTTGGGAACATTCTCAATTTAGTTCCTATAAGAGATTCTTTTACTCACAATGAAATTACTTGTAATGTGGGTGGTGAAGAATTTACAGTTTATGGATTAATTCAATGTGCAAGTGGATCTTCTGAAGGTGCTGCAATTGGAGCAAGTGGTGCAGAAAATACTCAGATTTCCTTTGTTTATGTTGCGGGAGATGGAACTCTTACATTGACTGCAATATCAGAGACAATTGACTTTTGTGTGAATAAAGTTTATATTGAAAGTCAGCAACCTGATGTGTTGATGGAAGGTGGAAGAAGTGAAGAAATGGTAGTGGAGCCAAAGAATGTAACTTCTTTGGTAAGTTCTTATGTCGTTACTGTTGCTTATGCTAGTGGGGAAGTTGTAACAATAACAACTGGAAATGGGTCTGGAAGTGGAAGAGCAACGCCAACTGTTATTCCTTCTGGTAGCACGATAGTTCTGCCTGTAACAGAAGACTTGTGGAATAATAATAATCTTTATAAAATAAGATTAAATGGTGTTGAATTACAAAGAAATGTTGAAGCTGAATGGGAATCTTCTGGATCATTTAGTATAAATTACGTTATGGATGTTGGAGATGTTTTTGAAGTTGAATGTCCAGCCCTATAAAAAGAGGTAAAAATGTTAAATCAAAACCAGATAAAAAATTTGTATTTTGATACAGTAAGTGATGCTGAATCTCATGGGAGACCAAGAGAAAAATGTTATGTGGAAGAAACTGGTCATCACTATGCTTATGTACCAAATAGTGGTCAGACAATAGATCACATCAAGACTTTATCTACCACTAATGGTGGAGACACCAGATGGATAGCTGTAAATGATTACCTGTCTGCTGGTGTCTACACCTCTCCCTCTGTTATTGATAATCATGATGGAACGATAACTATTGGTAATGGTGGTGTTTATCATCTTCATGATTCTGTTGATGGTGGTGGTTTTATTCGTTCATATACTGTTGATGGAGGGACGTTTGATGCAAGTAATCCAATTCCTCATTATATTGTTGTAAATTATAATGGTGGAACTCCGGTTATGCAATGTATTGAGGATTATTCTTCTATAAATGGAACAACTATTATTCCTATACTTATTATTTGTTATAATGTTGTAACTTCTCCAAATGCATTTGATATTATTGATTGGGGAGAACAAGCAAAGGCCGTAGCTAGTAATACTAAATTAAGATTTTTATTTGCAGGTACAAATGGTGTTGAAGATGGTGTTTTTCAGTTATCAGTTTTTGATACAAGAAAAATAAAGATAACTGGTGGAAATAGATGGTATGGATTATCAAGAATTAATTATGATTTGTTTGAAACTGGTGTAGGAGATTGTGTTCTTCGTGAATGGGTTAAGGATGGTGGTGGTAATTGGTCTCCTTCTATAGTTTCTGAATATGATAATAAGAGTTATCAAGGAGCTTCTGGTAAAACTCCTTTAGTAAATAATTATGGTGTAATTTGGGTTTATAGAAAATTGTCAACAACTGATCCTCTTGGAACTGTTGCAGGTTATATTTTTGGAAATGATGATTATAATAAATTATCTGATGCACAAGCAACTACTCCTCCGACATATGCAAATATTCCTCCTATTTTTGTTTCGTTTGGAATATTTGTGGGAAGAATTATTATAGATAAAAGAAATGATGACCCAGTTGAAGTAGATTCAGCTTTTTCTTATTTATTTGGAGCTTCAACCCCTGAGCATAATGATACTTTGCACAAGCAGGGTGGTTCTGAAGTATTAGATGAATTTTATCATTTAACTCTAGATCAATATAATAATTTAGGGACTGGGGAGCATAATACTTTATCAGGATTACAAGGAGGGTCAGTTTTTCCCGAAGAATTTTATCATTTAACAAAAGATCAATATGATAATTTGGGAGTATATGATCATAATGGATTAATTAATCTTCAAGGCGGGAGTGCTTCTCCTGAAGAATATTATCATTTAACTCAGTCTGAGTATACTTTTTTAAGTTCTATACCTGAACCTGTAGATAATTATGATTTTTTAGTTGGTGCTGGAGGTAGTGTTGATTATAATTTAATAGATGATGATTGTACTTCTTTATCTGGATGGACTTATGATAATAATGTATGGAGTTTGGCCGGCGGGGGGTTTTACTTTAATAATATAGGAGATAGTGGTGCTTTACTTCCAAATCCTTCTATAACTTTTGCTGGTCTTACAGCAACTCTTGAAATTAGAACTGAGTTTATATCTTTGGATGATCATGAGAATTCAGCTGATTTTAGGATGTATTGGGCATTTGATAGTAGTTATTTATTAGATATATTTTGGTGTCAGGATGGTATCTGGACATTTAATCCATCTTTTGTGATGTATAAAATTTGTGATAATGATTATAATGATACTACGTGGAAAATAGAATTTGATTCAATTAATGGGTCTGTGTCATTTTATAAGAATGGTACTCTTGTAAGTACTTTTGATACTCCTGTGAATGCTTTTGTAGTACCTTTTTTCCAATTTGAAGCTTGTGAAAGTACAGAAGGATATGTGTTACCAAGTATTAGAGTTGGTGATGGGATTGCAAGTGGAGATTTATATTGGAGTAGAAAATCTTTAGCAGAAACAGAGGCTATTCTTTCTCATAATAACCTTCATGGATTGCAAGGTGGAAGTTCTTCTCCTGAAGAATATTATCATTTAACTGCAGAACAATATTTAAATGCGACTTCTGTAGCTTCTGAATCTAGTTTAGGACTTGTCCAGATAGGGACTGGTTTAACTATTACTGGAGAAGGAGTTGTTTCAGTTCCTTTAGGAGGTGGTTTAGGATTAGCTGAGGGAGAAATTGTAGTTCTTATTGGAAATGGAATAGATATTAATGAAGAAGGTAGAGTTTTAGTTGATGAAACGGAGTTAGATCATAATTTAATAGGAAATTTACAAGGTGGTTCTGTTTCTCCGGAAGAGTATTATCATCTGACTTCCGCTGAACACGTAGTCGTTCAAAATACAAGTGGAGTAAATACAGGAGATCAGTCATCAGAAGATTTTACACATAACGATTTATTAGGATTAGAAGGAGGAGGAGGTTCTCCTGAAAGTTACTATCATTTAGATAAAATTGATTATGATGCTTTGACTGATGTTAACGCTCAATTAGAAGAGTTACATAGCGATGGCTCTCCGACATTCGATACAGTTACGGCTACTTTAGCGGACATAGGGACTATCCATGCTGTATATTCCGATAGCACGACGCAAACAATTACTTCTACAACGGTTCCTTGGGCAATGACATTTGACACAGAAGAAATATCTGATACTCATATCACTCATGGAAAATCAGGAGAGGTTACAATCAGCATAGCTTCTCCAGCAGTAATAAGCTGGACAGGGCATGGGTTAAATGTAGACAGTGAAGTAGTCTTTACTACTGACGGAGCTTTGCCGACAGGTCTCACGGCAGGAACCAGATACTATGTAATCTCTGCTGGATTTGGAGTGGATAGTTTTCAGGTTTCAGCGACTCCTCAAGGAGCTGCAATCAATACTTCCGATACTCAAAGCGGAACTCATACCGCAACCAATATCTCTATTTTTACTATTGGGACAGCAGGGACTTATGGATTTATCTTTTCTACTCTTTGCGATTGTACTTCAGGGAATGGAACAACAGTAGATATTTGGTTTAGGAAAAACGGAGTAGACGTAGACAGGTCGAATACGAGAGTCCAAATAGCGACAGCAAGCAATGTGGTTATTAGTATCGCTGATATTATTTTGGATTTAATTGTAGGAGACGAAATAGAAATGTTCTGGGTGGGGAGTAGCACAAATGATAGGATTTTGGCGGTAGCTGCACAAGTAAGTCCGACAAGACCAGCTACCCCGTCAACTATTTTAACGATCAAAAAAGTGAGTAAATAATATGGCAATCAAAAAATTTGCAGTTGAAGATATGACAGGAATGGTTGGAAATTATGTATGGATTCGTCGAATTGATGAAGAAGGATTCATAATGGAAAACTCTGATGCTGGTGGAAATGTCCCTGGAATGTTTTATTCAGAAGAATTGGTTACAGATAAAAGACTTCCTATGGTTGAGAACCCTTTATTAGAAGGTGTTTATGAAGTATGGGAAAGCAGAATGCCTTGGGATGATGGTAGATATATAGCAAGATACTGCCAAGTCGATGGATTGATTATTGCTATTGAAGAGTTTATTTGTGAGAACGATACTTTTGTTAATTTTCCTTCAAATAAAGAGATAAGAGATAGTCTAGAAGAATCAGGTAGTATGTTAGATAATGTTTGGCAAACCGTTGATGCTATGTCTGTTGGAACTGGAATTGTTGAACATGTGTATTCTCTAAAGTATTGTGATAATTCTCCCGCTATTGCAGATGTGTTGGTGATTATGTCAACAGATCCCGAAAGAAAAAATATGATACATTCAGGAAGGACTAATGCTATTGGTCAAATAACTTTTCATGTTAATCTGCCGATAGGAACAACAGTTTATTTATGGAGATTTAAAACAGGATTTGATTTTGTTAATCCTGATATAGAGGAGATATAAAATGGCTTCAGATTGGGAAGGATTAGGAAGCAGAACAGAAGATATTGACCTTTGGATAGAAAATTTTAGAGTTCATTATACAGAGTTTGCCCATGCTTTGCCAGAGAATTTTACAGACAATCAAATTACTTTCTGGTATCAATTTGCGGTTAAGTTGTTAACAGAAAAAAGATGGCATGATATTTATAATGAAGGGCTGGAATTGTTTGTAGCTCATAATTTACTAATAGAAAAGAATCAGCAATTAGCTTTTGCAGCAGGAAATTTTACCGGAACTCCTCTTGGAAATATAAGTAATAAATCTGTTGGTGGAGTTTCTGTTGGCTATGACCTTGGTTCTTTTATGGAAGATCATGCTGGGGAATGGAATTTAACAACCTATGGACGAAGATTTTTATTTTATGTAAGACTTGTTGGAACAGGTGGTTATCAAGTATGATAAATTTTGAAGTAAAAGAACATTTAGCTGCTATGAAAAAAGAGCAGAAATTAATTGAAACAATAAAGAAGCTGAAAAGAAAAGAAATTCTTGTTGGTATTCCTGAAGAAAATGCTGAAAGGAAAGAAGGAGAAATGAATAATCCTACTTTGCTTTATATTCATACTCATGGTTCTCCTCTGATGAATATTCCTTCAAGACCTGTTATTGAAGCGGCATTGGATGACAAAGAAAATCAAATAGCTATTGCAGTTGATTTAAAACTTATTGCAGAAGCAATTATGGATGAAGAATTTAGTAAAGCAGAAAGTTTGATGAAAACAACAGGTAATGATGTTATGAATAGAGTTCATGCATGGTTTGAAAATCCTAAGAATGGATGGCCTCCATTAAAACCTGCTACAATTAAAGCGAAAGGATCTAATGCAATACTTATAGATACAGGTCAAATGAGAAATGCTATCACTTATGTAATTTCTGAAGGAGAAGAATAATGCCTTTTCAAATGGCTGAAGTTATATTGAATGCAGCTTATGCTCAAGATTTTGTTGTGTATCGTTCGAATGGAGAATGGGTTAATGGGAGATGGGTGGAAGGAACTCCAACTCAAATAACAATGCGTGGAGTTATTCAAGTTGCTAGAGAAAAGGATATGTCACAGAAACTTGAAGGAGATAGAATAAGAGGAGCCATGATGTTCCATTCTACGCAATTGATTTATGTTACTCATAATGAAGGCACTTCTGGTCTCTCCGATAAGATTATGTGGAGAAATGAATACTACAAAGTTGTTAGTGTAGAGAATTATATGGATTATGGCTTTTGTAAAGCTATCGGAGAAAGAATGGTGGGAGATTAAGATGGCCAACATCGATTTAACAGTAGTTGAATTTGAAGATCTTTTTCAAAGATTATTCTTATATATTCTTGGATGGGATGTAACAGTTCCTCCTAGAACAAACAATGTAAGAATTGGATGGCAAAGAGAAGGAGCTCCAGCATGGAAAATAACAGAGGACATGGTTTTCATCACAGCAACACCGACAGAAGAACCGTATAACAAGCAGCATGATGTTGGGATGGAAGACTTTAACACTGATTTAAGAAAATCAGTTGGATCTACTAGAATAATGAAACTCGATTGTTCTATTTATGGTCCGAATGGAATGTCCATTGCTATGGCTTTGAAATTTGGAATGTTTGATCAAATTCCTAGAGAGAGATTAGCTAGAGAAAAGATTTATTATGTTCCAAATACAGTTGAGCCTAGGAGAGTACCTGAATTATTTCAAGCTCAATGGTGGGAAAGAGTTGATATGTCCTTGTATTTTTATGAATTAATTGTACTCGAAGCACCTGTTAATAGAGTTGATAGTGTAGAAGTCACCATTACTAAAGAGGAATATGGTGAAGTTGATAATTTTGAAATAAACAGATAAAAATAAAATGAGAGGTGGAAAATATGGGAACTTTGAATTTGAATCAGATTGTTAGTATTAGTGAATATATTTCTCCTTTGTCAGCTCCGAGACAGACATTCAATGAAATGCTTGTCATAGGAACTGCAGGAGTAATTGACACGACAGAAAGGATTAGGGAATACACAAGTGCTGCTGATATGTTATCAGATGGTTTTACGAATACTGATAAAGAATATCTTGCAGCCCAGATGTATTTTTCTCAGTCTCCTGCTCCTTTTAAGATTTGGGTTGGAGCACAAGGAGCAAGTCCTGCAGAAACGTGTGCTGAAGCATTGTTGGCGTGTAGAGTTGCAGAGGCTTCTTGGTATGTAGCAGTTTGTTTGGATGCTGTTGAAGCCGATCATTTGGAATGTGCTGCTTTTGCGGAATCTGCTACTCCGACTATGGTGTATGCTTTTACAACCAGTGATGCAAGAGTAATAACAAGTGTTGATACAGATATTTTTAGTCAGTTGAAAGCACTATCTTATAAGAGAACAATTGGTCAATATTCAACTGATGATGCATTAGCAATTTGTGCCATTATGGGATTTGCTATGGGTGCAAATAATGGATTGGCAAATTCAGCATACACGTTGAAATTCAAAGGTGAAGTTGGCATTGCTGTTGAAGATTTGACTCAAACTCAGGCTGGTTATATTGATAGTAAATATGGAAATGTTTATGTCAATTATGCAAACTATTACAACATTTTTCAGCAAGGAAAAATGGCAAATGGTTATTTCTTTGATGAAGTAATTAATTTGGATATGCTGAGAAATGATGTTCAGTTAAATGTTATGGATGTTCTTTATCAGACCACAAAAGTTCCTCAAACGAATGCAGGTCAGAATCAGTTATTGCTTGCCTGTGATCAGGCTTGTGAACTTGCAGTTGATAGAGGATTTCTTGCCCCTGGAACATGGACTGGTGTTCAAGTATTAAATCTGAGCTATGGTGATACACTGCCCAAAGGATATTTGTGTCAATCAGAATCTTATAGTGAACAGACTCAGGCAGATCGAGAAGCAAGAAAGGCTATGCCAATTTACATAGCGATTAAGGAAGCTGGTGCAGTTCATAGTGTTGTGATTGGTATTTACGTGAATAGATAATAAAAACCTTTTGGAGGAGGATAAAATATGAGACATTCAACTTACAGTTTTTTAGATTTGGCTGGTGCAATTGCACATCCCTTTTTTCCTTTGGGTGTGTTTCAATTTACCGGAGAAGGTGTTGGAAGTATAAGTGTAGCTATGAGCACGGATAGAACTGCTCATGATGTTGCAGCTGATGGTAGTATTATGATTTCAAAAATTGCTGGTAATAACGGGCAAATATCTATTGAGTGCCAGCAGACTTCTCTTGTTCATAAGTATTTACTTAATTTGTTTAATTATGTGTGGCAAGCAGATACTAGTCAGTGGGCTATGATTGCAATTGCTTTAAGGAATATATCTGATGGGACAAGTCATATTTGTACTGGAGTCAGCTTTGGAAAGAAAGCAGATAAAGCCTATAAGTCTGCTGGAGAAAGAGTTACTTGGACTTTGTGGGCAGCTGATATTTCAAGTATGAACGCTTAAAATAATTGATTTTTCTTAAAAAGGAGAAAAGGAAATGAGAGAAACATTTAAAGATGTTGAGATTAGCAACAGGAAGTTTCGTATCCATAAGTTTGATGCTTTAACAGGGTCATACATTGTTTATACAGTTATGACTAAAATTCTTCCGATGGGTTTAGGTAAACAGGTTGAAGGATTGGAAGATTCACAAAATAAGAATCTTCCAACCATGACCAAAGATGAATTTATAGAAATCCAAAAGGATTGTTTACGAGCTTGTTCAGAAATAAGACCTGAAGGAGATGTTGTTCTTCCTATTCCGGTTATGTTGGCAGACGGTAGATGGGGTGTTGAAGATATAAAAAATGATGCTCCATTAGCTTTGATCCTTACTACACAAGTGTTGGGGTACAATTTGCAAAGTTTTTTCGACGAAAACACATTGGAAATGTTTCAGAAGAGTTTTTCCCAATTGAATTTACCCAATGTGTAAACATTGATACTTATGCTTATGCTCCAGTTATGGCAGGAGCCTGGCAGCAACATGAAGTGTGGGATGGAACATACATTTATGATGATTTATTGGATTGGCATGAAATGCAAGCTGTAAAGAATGAAAATGAAAGAATATTGAGAGAGTACCAGGAATCTTTAAGAGGAAATGAGTAATGGCAGCAACCGATATACTAAAAGAATATTTAGTTAAGCTTGGATTTTCTGTAGATAGTTCAGCTCAAATGAAGATAAGACAAGCTTTGGGAGAGATTGAGAAGCAGCTTGATAAACTAGCTTCAAATAAGTCTGCTAAAGTTTTGACTCATGGTATGCTTGCTTATGCAGGAGCTATTGGAACGGTTATAGCTGCTACCGGAGCAATGGCTGCAAAAGTGGCTAATGCTGATATGGAATATCAGAAATTGGCTTTACGGATGCATATGACCAAAGATGCTGCCAAGGCGGTTACTATTGCTCAAAAAGCTTTGAACGCTTCTCTTGAAGAAATTGCTTGGATTCCAGAATTAAGAGCCCAGTATAAAGAGCTTAAAGGTATTGTTCAATCAACTAGTCCTGATTCTGCTGCCTTAAAACAGATTCGTAGTATTATGTTTGAATTTACTAAGATGAAAGTTATAATTGGACAGGGGATGGAATGGATTGTTTATCATTTAGCAAATGTGTTTGGTGGCAGTCTTGAAGGAGCTAAAAATAAATTAAGTGATATAACCAAATGGTTAAAAGACAATATACAAGTTTGGACAAAGTGGATTGCAGGAGGGATTACTGTAGTTATAAATGTTGTAAGAGCTGCATATGAGATAGGGAAAAAATTATATGGTCTTGTGAAAGATTTCATAAATTATTTACCTACCGGAGTAGGTGCTATTATAGCTTTTGGGGCTGCTATTGCAGGAGCTTTCATGTTAAATCCTGTAATAGCAAGTTTAACTCTTTTGTTTGGTTTACTTCATGAATGGTGGGTTTGGAGTGAAGGGAAAAAACATGGCTATAAAACATATACTATTTTTGGAGGTATGTTTGAAGGGTTGTCTGATTTGTTTGCTCCTCTTAAAGAATTAAAAAATGTTATGGGGGATGTTTTGAATCCTGGGGGAGATTTTAGCTGGTGGAAGACGTTTGTTTTTCTGTTGGATAATGTTAAAAAATCTATAATTGAATTGATAGGAGGAATTGGATTATTATTTACAGCTTTTCAAATAGCAACACAAATTGGTGGTCCAAAAACAGGAACACCTGAACAAGAAGCAAAACATAGAGAGGTTCTTAAAAAATTAGAAAAAACGTATGATTTAACAAAAGCTGGGAGTAAAAGAGAAGCAGAAGAAAATTATGAATCTTGGATGAAAGCAAAAGCAAGAGAGGATTTGAGATATAGTAAAGAAATTGGTGCAGAAGATTGGAAAGGAAAAGTAGGAGAGAGGATGAATAAATTCGTCTCCATGACTTTTGATACAGACACCTATGTTGCAGATCAAAGAAGGAAAAGAAAAGAAGTATTAGATAGAGAATTTAAAAGTGGTGAAGTGAGAGCAACGGGAGCTCAAATAAGAAAAACTCCTTCTAAAGTTGATAAAAGAGTTCCTCCTTACACAACAGATATGATGACTCAGGAAGAAAAGACAAAATATGATGCAGCACTTAAAGCAGTAGGGCTTGAAAGTGGAGGGAAATATCCTCCGGTTGTAGAAGAAACAGCTACAGGTTTAAGAGGATATGATGTTCGTATTGAAAATGCCAATATTTATGCTTTGAATTTTGATGATGTGGTAGAAAAGATGAAACAATTAGCAAAAAATAAAGTCGCTGGAATGGGAGGTTGATATGTTATCAGCTCCTCAAGTTATAAGGCAATTACCGATAGAGAGATTGCAATCTTTAGCAGGAAATTTTAGTGCAGCTGCTTCTTTAATGAATGTACCTAATCCTATTCAAGTTGCAAATTCAATTCAGGCAATCAGTTCAATAACAAATACTGTAGGTTATCAAACTAGCAAACCGTGGAGACCTCCAGAATGGAGTCGGAATCAACTAAGAAGACGAATTGCAGATGATACTTATTATAATCTTACTTATATGACAATTAAATATGATGAAAAATTGTATAGTAAAGAAAATGCTGATAGTACAGATTATGTCGCTTCTTACGATGGGCAAGAAACTCAAAAAAATTATTATTTTGATGCTGTGTTTTTAGCTGAGCATACAACGACAAGACAAATAACAGAGCATCCAGTTCAGTGGGGAGCTGCTATTGCTGACCACTCTTATCAATTGCCAGCGCAAGTTGTATTGCAAATTGGCATGAGTGATGCTATGCAATCCTTTGATGATTTAATGTATAGAAAAGACACGGGAATGGGAAAGTCTGTTAACGCTTATCAAATGTTTGTTGATTTGCAGAAAACAGGGCAGCCGATTGATTTGCAAACTCATTTGAATGAGTATAAAAATATGATTATACAATATATTCAAGCAGAGGATAGTAATAAGACATATACAGCATTAAGAGCAACGATTACATTTAAACAAATATTTATAGGAGAAGTTGGAAAGGTACAAAAATCATTGTACCCTGAAGCTACTTATGTAGGTAATGATTCAAATAATCCTATGAAAAAAACAACTCTTGTAAACGATACTTCTTTCCTTTATAGTATTGGTTATGGAAGAGGTTTGTTAAATCCTCCTCAGTATTATTAATTAGGGAGATTAAAATGGCTGTTCAAATATTAGACATTAAAAATGAATACAATCAGAAAATAACCACAGCTGTTGAAATAGAAGAAGAGATTAAGAATCTTGAAATATTTCTTGAGTTTAATAAAATGGCTGGTTATTGGGTCTGTTCAATTAAAGATTTGGCAAAAGATGAAATGGTTATATCTTCTATGCCTTTATTGGTAGGACAGGATTTACTAACTCAGTATGAATATTTAGGAATTGGAAGTAGTGTTATTTTAAATATGAGTGATAAGAATCCCGATGATTTTGATGATACAAATTTAGGAACAGATTTTCTATGGGCGTGGAATAATTATGTCGAATGATGCTTGGGATAGAATAAGTAAAAAAAGCCGGTATCAAGAATTTAAGGTAGATCCAAACTTGAATGCTGGGATTCCTTCTCCGTATAAGAAATATAGTTTGTATGAGAGAAGATGGCAGATTGTAGTTATTCCTAGAAGAGCTTTTACTGGAACTGATGATCAGGGAGAAAAATACAATGAAGAAGATGCTATTGTGTTAAGTGACAGTCTTTATGGAGAAGCTGCTCTTCGTGTAAAATTTAAAGTGACCTCTGCTCAAACTGTTCCTACTTATGGAGATATAACAGTTTACAACCTGAATGAAAAAACAGTTTCTAGAATTACAAAAGAAGGTGCTAGAGTAGTTGTAATGGCTGGATACAGAAATGGTAACTATGGTATTATCTGGAATGGGAATCTGTTTTCGTTTATGGAATATAGGGAGAATGTAACCGATAAAGTTTTGCTTCTACATTGCATGGGTGGTAAAGATGTTATTGCTCCTTCTTTTATTTCTGGAACTCTTACAGAGGTGACTGGCAAAACAATGCAAGATAGAGTAACATATTTAACAAAACAAATGAAAATAGAGCTTAAAGAAACAGAAACTCTTACAAAAGAAAAAGCAAAATTAACAAAACCTCAATTATATTTTGGAAATCCTGAAAGATATTTGCATGATGAGGCAAAAACATATGGATGTCAAAGAACAGCAGACAAGGAAGGAAAATATTGTATTTCAAATATTATTACAGACATAGGAAGTGTTGAGATAGTAATTTCTCCGTCATCAGGATTAATAGGGATTCCGACACAAGTTATGAAAGGAATTTCTTTTAGGACTCTTTTAGATTCAAGGTTGATATATGATATTCCTCCAATGAATGTGAGGATAGATAATTCAGAAATAAAAGCTATGCCTCAAATGTATGGAGTTATTCCTGAGTGGATGGATGAATATGGAAGATATAGAGTAATTTCGGTTACTCATTCTGGAGATACAAGGGGTCAAGAATGGTATTCAGATGTCGAAGCATGGGTAAATCCAGATCAGTTGGCTGATAGAGGTATAGCTACAAGATATGATAATCCGGTCAATAGACCGACAGCGAATTCAGGAGAGTAGAATGGGACAGTATTCCCAATCATTACTAAGAAGATTAGGAAATGAAATAGAGTTTATGAACTTTATTATGGATAAAATAAAGTTTGAAATTCGTTGTACAGCTCCTGCCATTATAAAATCTTTTGATGCTGTTAAACAAACTGTTTCAGTTCAATTGGTAACAAAAGAAAGAGTGGTGATTGATGGGATTTTAGAATCATTAAAAGTTCCTGAATTATTAGTTGTCCCTATTGTTCTGCCACGGTCAGGAAATTTCATCATGACAACTCCTATTAAAGAAGGAGACGAATGTCTTGTTGTTTTTGCAGATACGTGCACTGATGCTTGGTGGCAGAACGGAGGAGAAGATAATGAGCAGATAGTTTCCAGAAGGCATGATTTATCAGACGCTTTTGCTATTTGTGGAATATGGAGTCAGCCGAATGTTATAGAAGATTATGTAACTGATGCATTTGAGATACGAACTCTTGATGGAGCTAATAAAATACAGGTTAAAGACGATCTTATTAAAATATTTGTAAACACAAACACATATATTGAAGTTAAGGATGGTCAGATTAATATAGTAAGTACAGACACAATTAATGTAAATAGCTCTGGGAATATGACTGTTGAAAGCACTGGCACAATGGATATTAATAGTGCTAACGCTATGACGATTCATGGGGATTCTACAGTAAATTTAGAAAGCGGAAGTAATATGACAATAGAAAGTGATGGTCTAATCGATATTACAGGAATCGGCGATATTACAATTGATGGAAATTCTAATGTGGAAGTAAAAGGAGCAGGGAATGTTTCTGTAGAAGGGACAGGGAATGTTGCCATTACAGGAGGTATGGTCACAGTTGATGGAGCTATTGTTTCGCTGAATAGTGGCATTATGGGAGTTGCAAGAGTTGGAGATACTGTTACCGTTTCTGTAGATCCGAGCACTCATGAAGGAAAAGGAACAATTACCACCGGGAGCATTTCTGTGACAGCAGGAGGATAATAGTATGACAATGAGATATAGAAGATTAGAAGGTGTTGAAAATGAACCTGTTTATGGAAGAGGAAAGCAAGATTTTTTAATAGATGTTGAAGCTGTTGGACAAGCTGTTATGACAAGATTGAAATTGTTTCGTGGAGAATGGTGGGAAGATATTTACTTTGGGATTCCTATGTGGCAAGAAATTCTTGGGGTGGTCGGAGCAAGAAAAGATGTTATTGATAGAGTGATACAGAAAGAAATTTTAGACACAACTGGAGTTTTTAATATTGATCAATTGGCTTCTGTATTTAATCGAGATTCAAGAGCATATCAATTCTATGCTGTGATTAACACAATATATGGCAGAACTGTATTAACTAATGCACAAGGAGAAATACAAAGATGAGTTATTCAGCACCTGAAGTAACATCAGCCGGATTAGTCCTTCCAACATATGTGGATATCAGAGAAGATATATTGGAATCATATAAAGAAATCTATGGCCAGGATTGCTATTTAGAACAAGATTCTGCTGATTACCAGTGGATTTCTATAGTTTCTTTACGAATGTTCCATGCCATTCAATCTGTTCAATTGGCTTATAATAATAGGTCTCCTAATACAGCAGTTGGATCTGGGTTGGATCAAATCGTTGCTCTAAATGGAATAAGAAGAAAGACTGCTACATATTCCACTTGTTTAGTTACTCTGACAGGAGAAGTGGAAACTGTTATAAGTAATGGTGTTGTTTCTGATGTTAGTAATTATAGTTGGGATTTACCTGCAACCGTGACTCTTGTAAGTGATGGAGAGTCTCCCGAGAGTGGAACAGCAACAGTGATAGCAACCTGCCAGACGATAGGAGAAATTCCTGCAAAGATTGGAGATATTAATGTTATTTCAACTCCAACCAGTGGATGGACAGCTGTAGAAAATTTGGTGGCAGCTAACGAAGGTGATGCAGTTGAGACGGATGCAGAATTAAGAGCAAGACAAAGAATAAGTGTTACGAGACCTTCGTTAAATCTTCTTGAAGGAACAATAGCAGCAATTGCAGCTTTAGATAATGTTGGAAGATATAACATAGTCGAGAATTATACTGACGCTCCCGATGAGTGGGGAAATCCAGAGCATTCAATAACCTGTGTTGTTGAAGGAGCAACAGATGAAGATATTGCTCAAGCAATTTATGATAACAGAGGATTGGGATGTTATGTCAATGGAGACGTTGAAGTAGATATTACAGATTCTGTTACAGGGATTGTTTCAGTGATGAGATTCTACAGACCTGAGTATCGTGATATTTATATGGAAGTAACAGTTAATGGTTCTTTACCCGGATTCTCAACAGCAGTTATAGATGATATGAAAACTGCGTTTGTAAATTTTGTTGATTCTCTACAGATAGGAGAAGATATTGCAGCAAGTTCTTTAATAGCAGCAGGAATGGAAGTCAACGAAGATCCATATAAACCAGTAGTTACAATACAAACTTTATACATGGGTTTTACTCCTACCCCTGTAGACAATACAGATTTGATATTGACATTTAGTCAATTAGGAAATCTGTCAGAAGAAAATATCAATATAACAATAGAATCACCGTAAGGAGATTATAGATGGCTTATACAGTAACAACAAATACTTCCTCATTAATAAATTCTACAGATTTTACCGGAAATGGTTCTGTTTCTGGGACAGGGGGTGCAATAACAGAAAGAGGATTTTTATTCCTTGAAGACGCTTCTGCAACACCTATAAGACCTGATCTTTTTGATTTTGAAGGAGATGCTTGGTCTGGCTTTAGTAACTACGGAAATCAAGGAGTTACTTTTTCTTCTGAATTTAAGGGAGTTCTTGGTGCTTGTTATGATCTTGGAACTCCTAAGAGTTCTGGAATAGTAAAAAATATAGTAGGGATGGGTTCTACTGTATCTATTCGATGTAGGACAAAGTGTTTTCATACTCTTACAGTTGATATAGCTGGAGATGGGACTATTACCGGAAGATTTGTTTCTATAATGGATATTTTATTATTAGGGACAAATGGGGTGTTTATTTTAGATCCTGCAGCAAAAACTGGGAGTTGGCTTACTAAAAATTTAAAATGTAATAATTATACAAATATAGGGAATTTTTTAATTAGAACTACAGAATTTGTAGACAATAGAACTTATCCCCAAACAAATGGTTATTACCAAACGTGGAAAATAAATATTACTCCTGGATTAATTCAAGTTTATTTAAGAAATGATGATACGGAGACAACTTTTACGTTAGTGGGGTCTGCTGCTTATACTAGTTCTTTTAATCCTGTGGGAGAAAATGCATTTGTCTATGTTACAGGAGGGACAACTGGTATTTGGAATGATGAAGGTTATGCCAAACTAGATTTTTTTAGAGGAGGTTCTGTTTTAGGAGATCTTGCTGGAATAGAATCAACCTCTGTTGGAGCCCCTTTTGGAGTAGGAGCTTATTCTTTATTAGTAGATAAATTAAATAGTGCAACAAATTATAGAACAAGAGCATATATAATGGATGGGACAACTCCTGTTTTAGGAAGTGTTGTAAATACATTAACAAGTCCTCCTTTGATGCCTACTATAGTTCATACATACGCAAGGCATATACGTCAGTATTATTTTATGGGGCATTCGGACGTGACTGCTGCTGGAAGTAATCCTCCGTCAAGAGATGGTTTTTGTTATAGACAAGCTTCGTCTGGAATTCCAAATGTTAATGATGATTTTGTTATTACAGATGATACAAATAGGTCGGCGTATCCGTATGAAGTAAATTTATGGGTTTTGAATTCCCCTAGAGGTTCAGGAGGTTCAGAAGGAACAGGTCCCGGATTAAGAGATACAGATTACAGAATAAGAGCTTTTACGTATACAATTGACGGAATAGTATATGGATCTACTATTACAGTTCATACTGCAAAAGATTCTCCTAGAGTTCTTATGGGAAGGATTGCAGAAGAAGATATAGGAGAGGAGTCTATAACTTTAAGAGCAGAAGTTTCAACAACGGGAGGAGTTGGAGATGTTATAACTGAAAGAGGTTTTGTTTATATTGAAGGAATAGAAGGAGATACTTTATTTCCAGATGTGTTAGATGAAGATTGTTCTGATTTAAGTGATTGGACAGATCAAAGTACAACAGCAGTTTCTCCTCCTGCCTCTGTAACAGCTATTGGAGATTCTTTTGTTTTTTATACGGGTGATGGAGGAACAGCTCAAATATACCAAGCTTTAGGATTTATCCCCAGAACATTTACAATTGAAGTGGAAACTGAGTTTGGTGATGCAGATACGATGGTTGCTGGAGAATATTTTACAGTATTGTTAGAAACAGATCAAGAATTTGCTTTTTGTTTTAGAGTAGGAACCGATATAGGTTATCAATTTAAAAATGGTCCCTATTGGGTGACAGCATACCCAAATAAATTTCCTTTAAATGAACGACAGAAATGGATAATTAATATTCAGTATGATATGAATATGTTATTGATGTATCAAGGTATGAATGATGATAGACCTGTGACAGCGAGAGAATTTTATGGTTTATATGGAAGTAATACCTGCTCATATGGCACTCCTACAGGAATTACTATTTCTTTTACAGGCACTGGTAAGACAATGAGAGTGCTTGGTGTAAAAATTGGTGCAGGATTTGGATATTGGTCAGGTAATCCTGTTCATACAATTAGTGAAACAGGTTCTTTTTCAGTTGGGGAATATTCATTAGAAGTGACAGGACTAAGAAAAAACGAAGTACATTTAGTAAGAGCTTTTGCAAAAAATAGTTATGCTGTTGGGGTTTCAGATAAAGTTCGATATGCATTGACTAAAACTCCTAGTACTGGTTTAATCGTTTATACGGATTATGATGGGTTAAATCCTTCTCCAATTCCCTATGAAAGTGGGTTTAAACATTGGATTTTTAATCGTTCAGGAACAATGTATTTAAAAGCTTCTGCGGTTGCTGAAGTATTATTAATTGCAGGTGGAGGAGCTGGACTACCTAATATATTTCGTTCAGCTGGCGGAGGAGCTGGCGGAGTTATTCATTCTGAAGAAATTATACTCCCTCAAGGACTTCATACAATCACTGTTGGTAATGGAGGAAATCCTATTGGAGCAATAGATGGAGAAAATTCAGAAGCTTTTGGATTGGTAGCTTACGGTGGAGGAGGTACTGTATATCAGTTTGGTAATGATGGAGGTTCAGGTGGCGGAGGTAATTTTACTTCTGGTGGAGGAGCAGGAGTTTCTGGGCAAGGAAATGATGGAGCTGATGATGGCGGTGGCGGTGGAGGAGCAGGAGCTCCTGGTGTTGTAGGGAATGGAGGAAATGGCATTTTATTAAATGTTGTAGGGGAATCTTTTTGGTATGGTGGAGGTGGGTGCTCAAGAGTAGGTGTCGTAGGGAAAGGTAATGGAGGTCATGGAGATTCTACAATGAGTAGGTGGGTGTTTTTAAATCCTGCTTATTGGGGAACTTATAATGATTCTTTACCAGGAACGGGTGGTGGAGGTTGTGGGTCATTTCCTAGAGTTGATTTCGCTCCTGATGAAGATAATATTTATGCTGGAGTTGGTGGTTCAGGTTTAGCAGTTATTAAAATCAGTTTTATTCCATTGATTCTCACAGCTTTTCCAAAGAAAGAAGGAAATGAATTAACATGGACAGGCACGACTCCATATCATGAATCTTATAACATATATTGGGCGAATGCTCCCGGAGTTACAGTTGAGACAGGAAATAAGATAGAAGGAGTTTTGGAACCTTATTATCTCCATGAAGATGTAACAGTTGGAGAATGGTATTATTATATTGTATGCTCTGTAGAAAATGGAATCGAATCAGATCCTTCAAATGAAGCTTTCTGTGTAGCTTATGAAGGTTATTATCCTCCTGATTTTTATCCTGCAAATTACCATACTTGTGAATGGTATATAAAACTATTGACCTCTGAATATCAATTAGCAGAGAAATTTAAAGCATGGTTACGTTCTGTTGTTTGTGTTTATTTACAAGACACCATGACTTGCGCTAATCAATTAAATTATGATTTTGACATTGAATTAGCTATTGGAGTTCAATTAGATGCAATTGGGGAAATTGTTGGTCAGAGTAGAACTTTAGGGTTTACCCCCTCAGATCCTGCTTATCTTCCTGTTCTTTATGATGATGAAATTTATAGAAGAGTTTTAAAATCAAGAATAGCTTTGAATCATTGGGATGGTCAGTTAGGAAGTATTCAAGAAAAATGGTTACGAATATTTCCCGGAACTAATATAGTGATTACTGATAATCAAGATATGACCATAACAGTATCAGTTACAGGTTATATGGATGAACTGATTAAAGATATGATTGAGCATGATATGATAATTCCGAGACCGCAAGGAGTCATGATTAATTATGTGTGGAGTCCTAGAGATGTTAAAATATTTGCTCTAGATTATGAAATTATTGAGCCTGATTATGGCGGATTTGATGTCGCCTATTGGGAGATTTGATAAAAGGAGGAGTTATGGCTACAAATTTTTTACAGTTTGATCCTTACAAAAATAATTTGGTGACGGATGGAGTATGGAGTGCTTCCGCTTTCAGACTAAACGGAGGGACAAGAGGAAAAGTTTCTTCTTCAGATTTTAATAAATTGATGTACCAAGTCACAACTATGGTTACAGCTCTTGCTCAAATGATGGAAGAAAAAGGAGTTGGAACACTACCTTCTGCATACGATATTTATACAATGAGTGATATAAGTTTATCTCTTCTTAAAAGGAATCTTCATAATATAATGACAAGAAAAGATATGACTCCATATGCTACGAATGCTAGTTTGCTTGGATATACTCCTATCAATTCTGTGAAAACAAAAACAACGGATTATTCTATGTTAGTAACAGATTATTATTCTACGATCCAGATGAATAGTGTATCAGCTAAAAATATTTATTTACCTGCAACTCCTGCTATTGATGGGGGTTGGGTTATTTTTGAAAATATTAATACCGGAACATTAACTATTCAAGGAACTGTAAATGGGCAAGCTAACCCAACTTTATCCCAATATGAAATGATGTATGTGTACTGGGATGCTAGTGGAGCTAAGTGGTATGGTTGTAAAATAGCTAATACTATTTCGGCTCCTATTATCCCTCCCGGTGTAGTATTACCAGTGGCAGAATATTCAGTTCCAATTCCTGGTTATTTACTATGTGATGGATCAACGTATAATGGAGCTCTTCCTGCATATGCAAATTTGTTTGCTGTAATAGGAAATTCTTATGGAGGTGTTTCCCCAAATTTTAAAGTTCCTGATTTTAGAGGTTATTTCTTAAGAGGTGCTGGTGGTGGAGTTGACCCTGATGGAGTAAGAGCTATGAATGATGTGCAAGCTGATGCAGCTAAAATTGTAATCCCTGACCATACTCATACTGCTTCTTTTGATATGATAGAAAATGGAGACAGCAGTACTTTACATCCTGAATGGGAAAAAACTGATGCTTCAGCAACGATAACAAGTTTCCCAGTAACTGTAGAGGATGGAGGAGCTTATGATAATGGAGAAGGAGAAACAAGACCTATTAATAAGCCGATTTACTATATTATTAAAACCTGAGGAGAAAAATAATGAATGTAACGATTACTGAAGTTGTTTTAGGTTTAAATGTTATGTGGATAACTGGTTTCACTTTCTTTTGGAGAGCTGATTCTAAAACAAAAACAGATAATATAAAAGAATGTGTTAGAGAAAAAGATTGCAAGGAACGAATGAAGGCTTTAATACTCCAGGAAGATTTAAAAGCGGATGCTTGTCAGGAAGGAGTTTGCTCTGACATAAAAAAGATAAAAGAAGATGTGGAAAAATTAAAAAGATTTTATGGAAATCATAAACACTCAAAAGAAAGCGGTAAAGTGGAAGGAGGCGAAATAATATGAGAAACTGCGATTTTGAAGAAGGTTTTTGGAAAATATTTCAAAAGATCATTGGACTTTGGATGATGATAGTTTCTACAGTATTGTTACTGGTGGTACTTTGGATGATGAATGTTCCAGGCAAGATATTGGATTTAAAATCTGTTGAAGTGACAGATATAGAAGGAAATGTAATTACTGAAGTTCTTCCTGGACAGGATGTTTGCTATAAACTTAAACTCAGAAAATACTATGATTTGCCCAGCGAAATTAGAGTCTCTATTGTTAATAAGTTTATAACTTCTTATCCCGTGTATTTTTCAAATATTAAGAAAACAGATGCAGAAAAAGTAAAAGATAAAAATTATTGGGATGTTGCTTTAGCAAGGATTCAATTTCCAAATACAGCAAAAGCTGGGGAACATTATATGGCAGTACAATTGACATATAGAAATAATCCTTTTAATACAAAGATATACTCCATCTTTTCTAAAAAATTTATGGTTAAAGAAGATGGTAAGGAAAGAGAGTATAGGGACGAACCTGTGATGATTAAAAAAATTTAAAAAGTAAGGAGGAAAAATTATGTTAGAATTTTCATTTGGATTTGGTTTAGGTTATGTTGTTGGTGTTTTTAGAAAAACGGTAAAAGAAAAGTTTATATTGATCGTTGGGAAGATTAAAGAATTCTTTCGTTCCAAGAAAAACAGTTCTGACCAAAAATAGTAGTAAATTAAAAATAAAATTACATAGAAAAAGATAGATAGACAGGAAGGCAGATAAACAGGAGGAAAAAGATATGATATTAAAATGTAAAAATGCTGGAGGTAACGATGTGTTATTTGATGGATTTGATGAAATTCATTATGAATACACAAAAAAGGATGCAGTAATTGGAGTTCGGGCAGATTGCTTGGTTTTTCTAAAAATGGAAGAAAAAATAGAAGAAAACATGCCAGCGATAACAGGTGGAAGGGGAATGAGAGTAGCTAGTGATTTTGTTCAAGTGTGGTTACATAAGAACGGTGATGTACTGAAACAAATTTTAGCACATTCACCAATTTATATTATGAATGATGAAGGTAAAACAGTAGAAAAAATTTAAATGAAACCTATCTATCTATTTTTAAAAAAGGAGAAAAGGAAATGTCCAGAGACCTAAATAAAGCGACATTAAGAGTAAAGAATTTTTCAGAGAAATTAATATCAGATGTAAAAAGAATTTTAGGAATAACCATTTTTCCAATAGAGGTTGACCGCCCATTTGATGTTCAAGTTGCATACTATGCTCAGTCAAGAGAACCTCTTTTTGTGGTAAATAAGCTTCGTAAAAGAGCTGGTTTGCCACCAATAACAGAGGCTCAAAATAAAATAGCTATTACATGGACTATGGATTCTCGTCATATCGTGAATCTTGAAAACGATACTACAACAGATGATAAATCTCATGCTGTTGATCTTGGTATCAAAGATAAGAATGGTCATTACGTTGCTGATGCTAATGCTGATACAAATAAAGACAAGAAGATTGATTTTAAGCAGATTGGGATTATTGGGAAGATGATTGATCCTGGAATGATTTGGGGTGGAGATTGGAAGGGAAAGAAGTATGACCCTCAACATTGGGAAGAGCCAAGAGGGTTCTTTGAAGGCGGTACTTCTGGAGGTGGTGGTGCTACTAGAACCTTCGAGACAAAACCTATTACAGAAGCAGAATTAGATTCTGTAATAGCTAGAGATGGTTTAAAAGTATAATAAAAACTAAAGGAGCTTGATATGTTTACCACACAATGGAAAGTTATAGGAGTGGGAGTGATATTTGTAATTCTCTTCCTTTTATTCTATGTTTTCTTTAGTCCAAAAGATTATGATAATGAAATTATCTCTGATATGATAAAAAATCAGGTTCAAACAATTATGGAAAAAGATAAAGCAGAGAGAGAGCAGCTTAAAAAGGATATTGATTTATTACAAAAGAGAAATAAAGAAGCAGATAAAATCATAGCAAGATTGAATAGTAAGATTAAAAAATTGGAGGGTAGTATAGATGAAAACAAAAAACCTACTTCAAAGAAAGAACTTTTTAATCGGTTTAACGCTCTTAATTTTCACCCTTTTGATTGTTGTCCCTGTTCACGCTGATGTGGGATTCACTGAAGAAGAATCATCTGTAATTGTAGTTTCTTTGGAAGATAATGAAACAAGGAAAGTAATTATTTCTTCTTTAAAAGAAGAAAACAAAGAACTGAATAAAAAGATTGTTAATCTTACAGAAATAAATAAATTGCAGACGATAAGAATATCCCAGCTTGAACAAACAGTTGATTCTTTGGAAAGAACTATTGTAGTTCAAAAAGAAGCTTATGAGAAAAAGATTGAAGAAGAGAAACCTAGTTTCTTTGATAAACTTGGTTGGGGTGCTTCCGGAAGTGTAGTTGGATTTTTGGCTTGCGCAGTTCTTTTATTGTAATAGAGAGGATAGTAATATGATAGAAGGAGTTATTGTTAAAAAATTAAAGGTCATTCCTGATGAGCGTGGCAGATTAATGGAGATTTTGAGATTGGACGATTCTTTTTTTAAAAAGTTTGGGCAGGTTTATATGACTACAGCTTACCCGGGAGTTGTAAAAGGATGGCATTATCATAAAATTCAAGAAGACAATATGGCTGTTATTAAAGGAATGATGAAAATTGTTTTGTACAGCCCTTTTACAAGAGAAATAAATGAAATATTTGCAGGAGAGAATAATCTTGTATTAGTACATATTCCTCCCTTTATATGGCATGGATTTAAGTGCATTTCCGAAAAAGAAGCTTTAGTGGTTAATATTCCTTCTGAGCAATATAATTATGAAAGACCTGATGAGTATAGGGAGTCTCCTCATGGTGTTATAAATTATTCTTGGGATAGAAAGGATGGTTGATTATGGTTTCAATTGAAGGGTTAACTGTGAAGTTTGTTTTATTTTGCATATTTTTAGGATTTGCAGGACAATTATTTCATCTGGGGATAGGAATGTACAAGAAAGTAGCCCGGAGAGATGGGATAAGAAGAGGTGATAAATTTGATTCTGTTCGATGTCTTTTGGGACTGTTTATTGGTGCTTTTGTTGGAGGTCTTTTGAGTTTAATTTACTCTTCTCCTTTAAAAGGAACTGATGTGATTGCTATCATGGCAGCAGGATATTGTGGAGTAGATTTTATAGAGGCTTTTTTCGAGAGGAGAAGCTCTGAAATATGAAGCCTATTGTTTTGATTGGAAGAGCAATTTGTTGGAGTTCCGGATTAGAAGAAATTAAAAAACTTTGTCCTGAGTTTGATGTCATGGCAGTTGGTATGGATTGTCCATATGAAGGAGAAGTACAATATTTAGTTACTTATCATTATAAAGATATAAAAGAATATATTAAGAAAAGAAAAAAGAATGGATTGAGTACGAAATTTCTTAGTATAAGTCATGTAAAAAAGACACCAAAAAATATTTTAATAGAAGAAGTTGATATTGTAGAGCCTCATAAAGATCCTTCCGGGTCTTCGTCTCTTCTTGGAACTGCTGCTGCTATAAGATTAGGTTATCAGAAAATAATTCTGTGCGGTTGTCCTTTAGAAGGACGTAATCAAGAAGATACACGTTCGTATAATCATTTTCAAAGAGGGTGGGAAAAAAGAAGGGAAGAAGTAATTAATTACACAAGATCTATGTCCGGGTGGACTAAAATATTTTTGGGGTATCCTACAAAGGAGTGGTTGAATGACTGATATAGATAAGAAACATCAAGAAAAATTTATTAATGTATGGCTTCAAGGAAATTATAGGAATGGTTCAACAGCAGATAGAATGAGAGAATTTCTTTTTTCAAGAGTTTCTCCTGAAGTGGTAATTAATGATTACGGTTGTGGAACAGGAAGATTAGAAGTGTGGTGGGTTGTAGCGAGACCTCATCAGAAAATAAATATGATAGATATTACAAAAGAATGTTTAGAAGAGAAAATAATTTCCATTATTGAAAATAATAGAAATATAAAATTCTTTGAAGAGGATTTATCTAATATGTCTTCTGTGGTTCCTAAAGCAGATTGGGGATTTTGCATTAATGTTCTAATGACGGTTCAGGCTGATAAATTGAATGTTGTTCTTAAAAATATTAGAAACACTTGTGATAATTTGATAGCTGAAATGTATGATTTGTCAGATAAGAGATTAGGTATGGAGATGACCACAGTAAAAAAGAACAAAGAGGAGTGGCAAATAGAATTTGAAAAATATTGGAGTTCTGTAGAATTTATACAGAGCAAGGAATCATTACATAGGTATATTTTTATATGTAAAAAATAAAAATAAAAGGAATCCAAAAAGGAATGGAAAGTCTTTTAATTAATCAGCCAGGAAGGTTTGGAGACATATTAATCTGTTTACCTATTGCAAAATGGTATTCTCAGAAGTTTGAAATTTCTTGGTTTTGTCCTCAACAGTATCATAACTTATTCAGAAATATTTCTTACTGCAAACCCGTATCAGAAATAAAACAGCAATATAATAAAACAATTGATTTAAGTTTTGGTTTGAACACAAACACAGCTTTACATAAATGGTGGATGACTAAACAGAATACTTTCCAAAGTTTTATAATTGCAAAATATATTATTGCAAGCGTTCCTTTATTATATAGATGGAAGTTAGAATGGAAAAGGAATATAGAAAAAGAAGAATTGTTATTTAATAAGGTTATTTCAAAGTATGGTAAAGATTATGTAGTTGTTCAAGAAAAGACACATGATTTTGCAATGAAGATAGATGTCAAGAATAAAGTCTTGTTTGAACCAATAGAGGATTATAATATTTTTGATTGGTATAAAGTTTTGATTTTAGCAAAAGAAATACATTGTATTGATAGCTGTTTGGCAAACTTTGTTGAAGTTCTACCTGAAGCTCTCACAACTTCTAAATACTATTATCCCACATCTAAAGTTCCCAATTTGTGGGATAAAACAATACTGATTAATAATTGGGTGATAAAATGAAATGGCTATTGGTAACGACAAAAGGTAAAAATCCAGGAGATGAATTCATTAGGATTGGAGTTCAGAAATTAATACGAGAAGTGGATAAAACTTGTGAGTTTATACTTATAGATAAAGAAATAGAAGTAGAACGTAGAAGTTCCTATAAATTTGATAAAGTGGTTTGGTGTGGAATGCCTTTGTTCTGGTCTAATGGAGAAAATAAATGTTACAATATAGACTGGTGGTCTTATCTATTAAGTCTTGGGATTAAAAGTAAAAGAAATTCTATGGTTGTTGGTGCTGGTAGTTTCTGCTGGTGGGATAAAAATTTAAGAGTATCGGATCCTGAAAAACTAAAGTCTAAAGCAAGAGAATTGAATAACTTTTATTGGAAAATATATGTAAGAGATCCAATAGCTGTTCAAATAACAGATATTCCTTTTGAAGTTAGAATTTGTCCAGCTTCTTTTGCAGTAACTCAAGGATTGTCTAAAAAATACAAATTGTGCAATCTTATGCCTATCGGAGCTCACTATGATGATTTTGGTATAGAGGAAAGTAAGATTTGGAAAACGAAAGTAAATCAAATCTCGGATATTTTGTTAAAAAATAATTTTTTATTTGTGGCTCACTCCGTTAAAGAAAAAGAATTTGCAGTTTCTTTAGGATGGAAAATTAATGAAAACATTGTATTTTATAAATCAGGAAGACCTGAAGAATTGGTTGGATTGTATAGTCAAGCAGAGTGCTTTATAGGTAATAGGGTTCATGGGGCGATTTGTTCTGCAGCAGCAGGGGCAGAGGTATTAAGCATAGGATTTGACTCAAGACAAGAAGCTGTAAAACTTTTAAATGCTAAAGCTATAAAACCATCAGAAATAAATCTATCAGAGATAGAAGAGTTTTCCAATAAAAAATACAAGTCCAATTATAATATTGCTAAAGAATGGGTTGAACAAATAGAAATATTTAAGGAGTTCATGGGATGAACTGTTGGTGCAATGGGAAATTATATAGATGTTTTCATAATGAGTATTTTAGATGTTCTTCTTGTGGAACGTTTGTATCTAGAAATAATACTCCCCAAGACTTTTATGATTTTAAAAAGTTTTGGTATGAAAGACAAGAAGAAGTAAATGGACACCCCAATATAGAAAAAAGAGCAAAACTAGATTTCTTTAATAGAATTCCTTTTTGGTGGGAGAGAATTAAAAATCTAGAAATAAGGTCTGTGTTGGAAATAGGTTGTGGTCATGGTGGTTTTTTACATTATTGTAAAAGTAATGGGGTGGAAGAATGTTTGGGTATTGAAATATCAGAAGGGACTTGTGATTTTGCAAGAAAAGAATTTGGTCTTGATATTTTATGCGGGACTTTCCCCGATGTAGATATAAAACGAGAATTTGATTTGGTGTGCGGATTTGATGTGATAGAACATTTAATAGATCCTGTTCTTGCTCTGAACAAAATGAAATTGTTGGGAAAATATATTATGATTCAGATACCAGTTTATAGAGGAGGAAACAAAACCAAAAGTTTTATAAGTATTGCACATCAATATATCTTTACAGAAGAATCCATTAGACACTTATTTAGTGAATTAGGGATAAAAATAATATCTTCTTGTAATGGCTGTTTTGAGGAAGATATGACTTTAATTGGAGAAGTAATATGAAAACTCCTGTACTATTAATTTTATATAATAGACCAGATAAAACAAAAATTGTTAATGAAGTTTTTGACAAGAAACAATTAGTTGTTTTAGAAGATTGTGGAAATAGAAATTTTTTAAAAAGAAAAGAATAGCTTCGGGTGGGTGGTGGAAACTTTCTTGGATTAAGGGTAAAGGCTACCTCCTTATGAAAAGAAAGTGCCACCCACCTCTAAAAAGGAAAAGATATGAAAATAAATTTATTAACAGGTTGGTATTCTTCTTATAGAAATGATGAAAATATGGAATGCTTACAGAAAAATTTAAAAAATCCTTTTATAGATAAAATAGTCCTTATCTGTGAAGATAATACCGAATTTCCAATCCATGAAAAAATAATAGGAGTTCGAGTTTCTCGAAGACCTACTTATAATGTATTTTTTGAAGAGGCTAATAAACTTAATGGAGATATCAGTGTTGTTACTAACTCCGATGTTTATTTTGATGATACAATTAAATATATGGAATATCTAGATGAGGATGATTGTTATGTATTATCAAGGTGGGAAGTAAAGAAAGATAGAATAGGAAAATTTCATTGGGATCATCCCGACAGTCAAGATGCTTGGGCATTCAAAGGAAAGATTAAAAAATTAGAGTATGATTTTGGTTTGGGTTATTTAGGATGTGACAACAGAGTTGCACATGAGTTGAAAACTCTGGGGTACAATGTAACGAATCCTTCTAAAAGTATAATTGTAAATCATCTTCATTTAGAAGTCAGAGCTCATAATGCCAACCATAAAGAGAGTGATAGAGTTCCTCCTCCTTATTTATGGACACCTTCTTCTTATGTAGAACCTTTATTTTCAATTGTTACCAGACATTATGTAAAAAGACCAAGAATGTTTAAAAAATGTTGTGAAAGTGTAGACTCTCAACTGGTAAAAAATTATGAACATATTATAATAAAAGATGAGATAGGAATTGGATCACTAAAAGCAAATGGTTTATTCTTTGCCAACAAAGATAAGATAAAAGGAAAGTATGTGTTTATGCTGGATGATGATAATATTCTAATAGATAATATGTTTATTGGAGATATGAAAGTAATTATAAAAGAGAAAAATCCAGATTTGATTTTTATAAGATCAAATCTTGGAGGTATGATACACCCTCTACCAGAAACGTGGAAGAAACCCAATTTGCTTGTCAACCATATTGATACAGCGAATGTAGTGGTTAAACAGTCTTTATGGAAAGAAAACATAAACCATTTTTCTGAGATACAAACAGGAGACTTCAATTTCATAAATACAGTTTATAAAAAGGCTAAAAATGTTGTTTGGCATGATAAGGTTTATACTAAAACTTTAATGGTTGGAAAAGGATCTCCAGAAGATAAATTTATCAAAGAAGGAGAAGAGATAAAATGAATGTTGAAGAAGTTGTAACAGGGATAACAGTTTGTCATAATACAAAGGAGTTGATAGCCAGAGCTTATTTCTCTATTAGAAAACATCATCCAGGAATGAAAATAGTAATTGTGGACTCTTCAGATAGGCATGATCCTTGTTATCAATTTGTTCTGACATTAAGAAGTCCAAATACTCAAGTGCTGCATGTTGATAAAAATATAGGGCACGGGAAAGGATTATGTCTTGGAATCAAGACCGTTCAAACTCCCTACATTCTTATTTTTGATTCTGATATTGAAATGTTTAAATCACCAGTTAGTGATATGCTAAAGATGATGGAAAACAATACTTGGGGAGTTGGGTATATAGAGAGAACAGATTTAGGTGGCCATGAATGGGGATCAAGAAAAGAGAAAATGCAGTATGGTTCTATGAAATATATGCATCCTTATTTCTGTTTGATTCAATACAAAGAATATCAAAAGTATTCTCCTTTCATTCATCATGGTGCTCCTGCAGTTCAAATAATGTACGATATTTATAAAAATGGATTATCAGATACTGTATTGAAAGAATTTCCAGGGTTGGGACATACCTTAAGTTCAGGTTGGACGTGGAAGGGATCTCCGAAAGAATATATTAGGCATGACACAAGAGGAACAAGAGATGTGCTTAAAAAGAAATCAAAAGGGAAAATGGAAATAGAAGGAGCATGGGATAAAATAAAAGAACCTAAAATAATTCAACCGCCTTCTTCTAATGTTTGTGCAATAACTTGTACTGGAGATAGACCTGTCGCATTTTATTTGTGTAAAAAGTGGATGATGAATCAGATTGTAAAACCGCAGGAATGGATTATAGTTGATGATGGTAAAGTTCCAATGGAGAATATTCCAAAAGTTTCTTTTGTAAAATATATCCGGAGAGAGCCCAAGCAAGGAGATCCAAAACATACGATGATTATCAATCTTCAAGAAGCTGTAAAACATGTAACAGCCAATAATATTTTTATAATGGAAGATGATGAATATTATGCTCCAGCTTACATTCAAGAGATGGTTAAAAAATTGGCAGGATATGAAGTTGTAGGAATAGGGAGGAGTAAATATTATTACTTGCCAAAAAATACTTATCATCAGCATGCAAATATGGGGCACGCTTCTTTAGCTCAGACAGCGTTCCGAAAATCTTTTTTAAAAGAGTTTACCAATATCTTAAATGGGGATAGTTTTTTGGATATTAGAATCTGGTCTTTAATTAATCCTGGGAAAGTTAGTTTGAATGAAACAGGACTTCAAGAATATATTACCCCAAATAAAAGAGGATATATTTTCAATGATGGAGCTAATAGTTTGTATGTTGGAATGAAAGGAATGCCAGGAAGATTTGGAATTGGTTCGGGTCATAAAGGAATTGGCCAGAAAGATATTAATTTAACGATTCTTAAAAAGTGGGTTAAAAAACAGGAAGATTTAGAAACTTATATAGGGGTTCTTTCATGGAAGGAGCTTCCTAAAGAAATTGTAGAGGAGCAAATCAATACAAATAATCAATTGATTAATATTCCTGAGACGGCTCCTGTTTTGAAAAGCAAAATGGAAGTTCCTAAATCCGTCAGGACAAATATAACATCAACAGTTGCAAGAAGAACAGCAGTTGGTCCGAATCATAGGGGAGTGTTACGATCTAATATTAGATCACCAATACGACACAAATAACACAAGAGTAAAATGCCCATCTTTTTACTCTTGTGGGGTGGGGGTGATTTGAGATTTTTTCCTTTTTGCTCATAATCACCCCCACTTTTTATTTTAACTAACCAAATTAGTCGGCTTTACAATCATGCTGTCCTCAACAAACATAAAATCCAAAACACTTACTTCGGAGACTGTCAACTTTACATCCCCCAACAATTTTAAATTTATGGGATTAATCATAACCTCTATTTCCCTATTCAAAAGAGCTTCCCACAAATTTATAAATTCTTCACTATCATTTGGAATACGATAACCTTCATCAGCTCCTTTATTGCTTTCTAATTCTTTTATCCTTTTTTCATAGGATTCAAGATCTTTATTACCTTGCTCATTCTTTTCTTCAGGCATTTCAGCGATAAGTTTTTTCAAATACTCAGATTCTTTTGTTCCATACTTCTTAATCAGTTCAGCTCTTTCACCATCTAAATCTTTACAAGCCTGAGCAATACTTTCAATATTCCTCTTTAACCAATACGCTGCTTGAACAGGTAAAGCAACTCTCATCATTTTGCCTGCAATCATATTCATTGACTGCACCGATCCATACTTAATCTTTCTCATTTCTCCTACCATTTTGTTTCCTCCTTAAAGTTTATTTATTTCTTCGGTTTTTATCTTAATTAATAAATTAACTTTATCAATTATTTCATTTATCTTTTCTTGAATCACAATATCATTTCTTCCTGTCACCACTTCAATAACAGATAAATCCATTTTTTCAATTTCTTCCAAGCCTTCAATTGTTAAATTTACTTTAACCGGAGAAGTAAACCTAACCTCAAGTTCTTTCTTCCAATCTATCAATTCTTTTCTATTTTTCTTATCCATTTTTTGTTTCCTCTTTAAAACTTACAGCTTTTATAATTTTAGACACTGCTTTCATCGCTTCTTTTTTTTGACGGTTCAATGCCATAACGATCAGTATTAGCTATAAGATATAGCCACTCCCCATTTGATAATCGTTCTACTGTTGCTCTAATATCAAACAATCTATCGCCAGAGACAAAACCAAGAGCAACAATTTCGCGAGGAGAATTTTCCATTAACTCCCAAGTATAATAATCCGGTATCGGCCTAAACATCTTCTACTCTCTTATTCTAAAAATTCTTTTGAAAAACGATTTAGTCTTTCCTTCTTCTGATTTATGAATGATTAGTCCCACGGGTTCCGGAACATCTGGTTTCTTCTTTTTATTTTTAAATCCCATGTTGTACTCCTCTACCAATTTTTTAATACAAAGATATTTCTCTTTCTGAATTAGAGAACTATCTATTATCTTTTGAATTTCAATTAATATTTCTCTTTCTGTTTTCATTTAGACTCCAATTTTATTAATGAGCCATCTATATTCGCCGACCAATTACCTTCATAACCTTGTAATAAAGAGCCATTTCCTATTTTATTTTTTACCAACAAATCTGTTAAACGAATAACTTCCTCTGATTTTATTTCTATCATTATCGGAGCTTTATCTGCAAACTTTTCCATAAAATATTTTGTAGACAAATATCCCACTCCTGCACAGAATAAAATTATAATAAACCATACAAAACCGTAAAACTTGGTATAATTAAAAGCCACAACTTTTTTATTCACATAATATGTTTTCTTTTTTTCGAGAATCATTTTGCCTCCTTCAGCCTTTTCCAGACCGATATTCATTCAGTATTTCTTCAATCTCACCAATTAAACATTCTTTGTTTTTCCCTCCACGGGTGTACTCGTGTTTGATGTTACCAAACATCAATGCGACGCGATAAGCCGCCTCGCGTCTAGGTTCATTCATTAACAATAGAACGCCATCGTTTTATAATATTTACTGCAACTAAGTATCTGTTTACTTCTTCTTTTCCCATTATCTTCTCGACCTGTGCCTCAAGCTCGACTCTTTTATTTCACCTTCCCACAAGACTTTCCCTTTAGCTCCATGTAGCCTCCATAGTGTACCGTCAAATGACGGTACAAGTCCTTTTTCCCATAATTTTACGCAAGGGGAAAAGTCAAAAGGATACTGTATATCAAAGAAAGAGCTTATATAAGCCCCAACAGAATCCCAAACAGAATCCTCAACAGAATCCCAAACAGAAGCCCAAACAGAATCCCAAACAGAATTCCCAACAGAATCCCAAACAGAATTCCTAACAGAAGCCCCAACAGAATCCCAAACAGAATCCCAAACAGAATCCCAAACAGAATCCCTAACAGAATCCCAAACAGAATTCCTAACAGAAGAAAAATGTTTCAATAACAACAAATCCTCTGGGGTGACTTTACTGTTTTTTACATCCATGAAAGGGTTAATGATTGGCTTAATAATCAACTGAGGAACAATCGTTTTAAAATCCAAATTCTTACAAAAATATTCAATCTGTTCCGAATCATCAACCAAATTATTTAATTGGTCAATCGTAAAAATTTTTGTTAAAGGATTAAACTCATATTTATTGAGCTTATCCTCCAACAGACTTGTGTAACCAAAAAAGTCAGCAATTGATGTATGGGAGTCCCCGTTCTCATAACGTAATTCCTTTGTCTTGATTTTCTCCCTTTGCTCTGCATTAAAGTATAATGCCTTTCCGTCTCCGTTACTAACACAACTGAAAAACTGACACATAGTTCACCTCCTCCTTGTTCGGGCGTGGCAGATTTGACTTCTACGAATTGCTTTTAAGATTACGATGTTTTGTAATACTCTGCTTAGCTAATATCTCATGGCTAACGCCACACGCCCTTGATTTATTTATTCTCCTTCTGCCAGATAATTCTTCCCACCAATATTCCATCTTTTTGATTTTTGCCTCCAGTTCGGCAATCCGCTTGTCCTTCTCGGCAAGGGCTTTCAGGATAGCCTCGTGTATGTCCTGATTATCCCCGTCGTCAAGCTTTGCTAACAATTCTTCAATCTCTTTCATCTTTCCTCCTTAAAGCGTTTCTGCTGATTACTTCAAATTGTCCGTTGTCTATAAATAACACAATCGCACTATTCATCTTTAACCGCTTCACAACTCTGCACTTTCTCCCGTAAAGTGTTTTTCGTTTGCTGTTATTTTTCCATCCATAAATGTAATTATTCAAGCGGTTTCTCCCACCAGAAATTCCACGGCCTTCCGCAAAAGGGCAGAAGGGTTGAGGATGTAATTGTTCACAAAAGTTATTGGAGACATATACGTTGTGTAGCCTCTTGAATCCGTAAAGGAGGTAAAGGACAACATAAACTCTATATACCTTTCCTCCTCGCAAAACTCTTTCATCCGGTTCAAGATGTCTGCGGCGTTG